ATCACTTCCGGGCAGTAAAGCCGGATCATGGCGGCGGCAGAGCGGTAGCGCAGCATGAGCGCGGGCATCGACCGGTACTTCGCGTTCTTGGTCCAACCCTCGGCCTTCGCCATTTCCATGTCGCAGGTGTAGGAGACCGATTTCCCGGTTCCGGCGAGAACAGCCTTCGCGGTGACCGAAAGCTTGTCGCCCTCACCGGTGACGGTCCAATCGATCGGATCTTTGAAAACGCCGTGCTGGTTCGCCTTCGAAATCAGATAGGACGTAGACCAGCCCGGCTTGCCGCCGACGAAGTAGATGTTCTGCGCGATGGTCAACGGATCTTCGTTCAGCCGCATCGCCATGTTGACGACCAACACGCCGTTGGCGAGGGCCTGTTCGGGGTTTCCTTTCCGCAGGTGTTCGGGGAACAGCGGCGACATGGCCAGCATGCGACCGACACGCTGCATCTGTTCGAACACCGGGGCGTTCATCATCGGCAGGTTGGTCATCGCCGTGGCTTCGGTTTTGACAGGGACGTTCATTCGGTGGTTTCCTTGTTGTCAGGGTGTTCGGGGTTTGGGATCGCGCGGAGAATGTGGCCTTCGCGGATCGCGTTCATCGCCATGCGGAATTGCCAGCTTGCCGCCCATCCGGGGTTGACCCGCTGACCGGACCGGCGATCGATCACATAGTGGCCCGCCCGGATCAGGTCGGCGAACTCGTCCATCGATCGGATCGTGGGGCCTTCCAGGTATTTGAGCGGGCGCGCCATCAGGCCATGACCTTGCGTTCGGTGACGGTGATACCGGGCACCGGGTTCGCGGGGTCATAGTCCTTCGACCGGACGTCGGCCGTCGCGAGGCGCCGCAGCGTTTCGGCGACCTCGGGGTGATCCTGATAGTGCATGAACAGCACGCGGACGTTCGTGATCTCGACTTCCTTGACGGTGCGAAGCGACATGGTGCGCCCGGCGCCTGTGGCCGACTTCACGCCGCCCGACACCGGTCGCGCGGCCGCCTTTTGCGCTTTTTCGGCTTCCTTGCGGGCCGCCTCGGCTTCGGCTTCTGCACCGATATCGCCCGCGGCTTCGGCTTCCTTTAGGGCCTTCTCGGCGGCCTCAGCTGCGGCCTTCGCTTCGGCTTCCGCCTTGGTGCGCGCTTCGGCCTCGGCCTTTGCCTTCGCCTCGGCGAACGCGGCGAGCTTCGGTTTCAGCTTGTCCGCTGCCTTCTTGAGCTTGTCGAGCAGGGGGGAATAGGCCGCCTGAACCGCTTTGCCCGCGTCGTCGTGCGGTTTCTTTTCAGCTTTGCGGGCTTCATCGACTTTTTTGAACAGGCCGCGCAGCCCGTCGATCTGGTCAGTGATCTGACCGGCGTGCTCGTCGGTCTCGATCGCGTCCATCTTGTTCCAGACGCTGGACGCGTCGACGAATTCCTTGACCTTCGCGTCCCACTCAGCGAGCGCGGTGGCATCGAAGGGCGGAGGGCCGTTGTGGCCCACACCGGGCGATTGATCGTTCATTTCAGAAAACTCCTTGTGGCAATGTCGGGGTTTCGGTGAGGTCGATCGGGCGGCGCGTGTCCATCATGCGGGCGTCGCGCAGCCGGTAATCGACGAGGTGATCGAATTCGGATTTCGAAATAGGGATCAGGTAGGTCCAGTGATCGAGAGGGTCGCCACCATCGATGCCTTCGACCTCAATCGCCAGTTCCTCGGGGCCAGCCAGATCGCCGGTTTCCGGGTCAATCTCGCGTCGCACATAGATCCGTGCGGGAACCCACGGGCCGCCCTTCACGAACCGGCGCTTATACCAGCCGACCTCAGCCCACGACTCGTGACGCGGGGGGTTGTCGCCGGCCAGCGCGGCCGTGTGCCATGCAAGAAGCCGGGAGAGTGGGGTGGGGCGGCGCATCGGCATCAGGCGGTTTCCTTGGCCCTTTGCGCGGCGGCACGGGCATCTTTTTCGGCCTGCCGTGCTGCAGCACGCTTTTCGATGCGCTCCTGTTCGTTCTCGAGCCGCTGCGCGTTCTCCTTGCGCCAGTCGTCGGCCATCCGCCGGGCGGCGAAAGGGGTGGCAGCTTCAAAGCGGATCGGTAGTTGCCCGATCAGAGCGACGCAGGTGTCGCCTTCGGTCATCGGCGTGAACACTCGGATCGGTAGGTCGATGATCGGAACCCTAGCCATGGGTGCCACCGATCTGCGCGGCAGCCAGTGTGGCCATTGCCTCAGTGGCGATCGCTGCGACGATCAGACCAGCAAGGATAGCGGCGACCAGCTTCACGAACGTCCACGCGAACCGGCGGGTGTCGCGGACACGACGCGCTGGCGGGTAAGCCCAAGGCCCGTGGTTCTGTTTCATCGAGGTCTCCTGAAATTGGGCCGCACCCGGGCTTGGGATAGTGCCGTGAGCGATGGCGCCCGGGTGCGGATCCGCGACGGGAGGAGGTGTCGCGGAATTCGAAGAAAAGGACCGGCGGGCGGAGCAAGACACGCGCCGCCGGTCAGTGGGCCGTGCAACGTACAGGCTTCGTGCCGCACGGGTCCGCAGGGAAGGGTTGGGCAGGGCCATTACATGCACCCCGGCGGCAGCGGGTTGTGATCGACACGCACCGTTCGGGTGCCGGACCCCCGGCAGATATGGCAGGGTTCGAAGATCTTTGACCCATATCCGTTGTCCTCGTACGCGCCGCCGTGGCCGCCGCAGGCGCGGCACCAGTCGTCGTGGTCAGTGATGTGGCTCTCGGTACGTTGGGTGTGCATCACGCTACCCCTTCGACGTCAGGCTGCGCGGTGAAGCGCATGATGCGGCGGTAAATCGTCCGCATGCGCGCAGCGACAACGACGGGCAAATCGTGGGTGTCCTGATAGGTCCAGGCACGCAACGCGATCTCCTTGAGGCTGCGACCGTCACTGATTGCGTCGGACAGGCGGACAAGCTCGGCGTGCGGTTTAAACTCGGCGCGACCACGTTCGCTCGTGATGAATTCCGGCAACGCCACCGCGCGTTTCGCTAGGCGGTGGCGGAACTCTGTCTCGGTCATGTGTTTGGTCATCGGTTTCTCCCGTGGTGTTGGGAGAAACGTACGCACAATGCGCACAAGCGTCAAGCGCAAAATGCGTACATGCGATCAGAATTGCGTACAGAACCCAGAATCGGGTGTTACATAGGCAAACGGAAACCCGGCGCGGGGCCGGGTCGATGGAGGTTCTGATGAACGCGAACGAGGTTCAGGATTTTTTGCTGGCTCTTGACGAGGTCAGCGCCCGTGACGCTCCCTGTGCGCGCGTAGAATGGCGTCGAGCAGACCATCTATGTGATCGGATACGTCGCGGCTGCGCGCGTGCATGGGGGTTCGTGCGTCGAGCATTGACCTGAACCCCTCAACAAGCCTTTCACCTGCATCCGGCGCGGCGCCAGGAGTCATTTGCATCTGGTCGAGTAAGTATTCGGACAGCTTCTTATGAATGGCTTCCGACAGAGCGAGCTTTGCAATCTCGTCGTCGGTCACACCTTCCTCCCGTACCAAAGAACCTTTCCGATCGCGTCGACATCTTGGATTTCCCGCTCAAACGCAGGGTGCAAATCCTTGTTGTCGCTGATGATCATGATGTGTCCCGATCGCGTCCCTCGCCCGACACGCTTCACATGCAGGACGTCGTCGATCCGAAGCACGAAAAGGCCGTCGTAGCCTAGGTTTCGCTTTGTCGTGTCGATCAGGACGATACTGTCGTCGGGCAGGGTGGGCTCCATGCTGTCGCCCTTCACGCCGATCACGGCGAGCCCGTTGGCGGTCCGTCCTGCGATCTTGTTCAGGTAGAACGGCGGGAAAGCGAGGCTGTGGACCTGTTCCTCGCCATCGACCAGCGCACCTGGTCCGGCACTGGCCTCGACCTCGAAAACCGGCACTAGGGCTTTGTCGTCCGGCGCAGGTTCGCCATTCGAAACTCGGACCGGTTCGGGAACTTCCGCTCCGGATGTTGTTAGGGCGAATACCTTTTTTCTGTCGACTCCGAGAGGCGCAACTACGTCTGAAATCGCCATCGCGATTTTCATTGGCAGGTAGGGTTCTTTGATCCGTTGTTCGTAGTGGCTGTAGCCAGATGCACTCATTTTGAGCCGTTCTGCCATTGCCCGCACGGAAAGGCCTGCCATCTCACGAATGGCTTTTACTTCGGATCGTAATTCTTCAGCGGTTCTCATGTACGCATGTTGAGCACAGGAAGCGCAAATTGTATGTCCGCAAAATGCGCTTGATTTCCGCACAGAATGTCCGCACAATGCGCACATGAGCTATGTTGATCAGATCATCGAGGCATTTGGTGGTATCCGCCCGATGGCCTCCGCTATCGGCAAACGACCGTCTACGGTCCAAAGCTGGAAGGTTCGTAGGAGTATTCCGGACGAACAGAAGGTTCACATCTGGGAAAAGGCGCAAGAATGCGGGGTGGTCCTTCGCCCCGAGCAGTTCGTGCCTTTCGAGCAGGGCCCGCCGTCTCCCGCAGAGTGATGATCCCATAGCCATCATAACAGGCTGAGCCTGTGTGCCCAATCGAGCAAAGCAATTGGATTGACCAACGATGACGAACCCCAGGGCCCAAATTCACGTTCTGATGCGCGGACTCGTCCGCAGGTGTTTCCCGAACCAGCAATCGGCCGCGAAAGAGATTGCAGATTTCTGGCACCCGACCGGCGACTGCGGCGACGATTTCGAGACAGCCGACCTTTCCCGGAAGATGAACGGCACGCGCAAATGGGCGCTTGAGGACGCGATCGCGCTCGAGGCGATTTCGGGGTCGACCCGGATTTCCGACGCGATGCACCGGATCGCGCACGGCGTCGAGACCGAAGCGCACCCGGACCCGATCTCGGTTCTCGCTCACGCATCGAAGCTGATCAAGGAAGGTGGCGAGGGGGCCACCGCGCTCATGGCTTTGGCCGAAGGCGGATGCGTCGACAAGGCGCGCGCCGAGGTCATCGATATCATCGAAGCGGCGCAGGCGGTTCTCGACACGCTGGACGGTGACGACTGATGTCGATCGAGGCGAAACGGGTCGAGGGCGCAGTCTGGGTGAAAATCCCGGTCGAAGACGTCTTGCCGCTTCGCGTCGCCATTCAGCCGTGCCCGTGCCGGGCGCCGAAAACCATTTCGACACAAGACATTCGCGCCGCTCTTTCGAAGGAGCTGGCGCGCGCATTTTTCCAGAAACCAACGGGAGATTAACATGGGTAGCATTTCAGCATCCGACCGAAAGCTGATCGACGAGGCAATCGCCGCTGGAAAGGTCCAGCACATTCCGCCGGGCGTTCGTGCAATCAACACTGACCTGATCTGGTCGGAAGAAAAGAACAGGATCGTCTACGTCGATCCCGAGGCCGCGTACATCGCTAAGACTGAAGGTTTGCGCTTCGGAAACCCGGCGAACCAGAACCCCTTGATCGTCAAACGGATCCGAAAAAAGGATCCGGCCGTTGCCGAACGGCGCGCAAGGGTCCGCGTGTTGATCGAGCAGAACATGGGCGGCGCCGAGATCCACGAGAACCTGAAAGCGGAAGGGTACGTTTGTTCAATGAACGTGGTCTACGCCGACGCCGCAAAGATCGGCATGAGCGTTCCCCGCAAACAGAAACCCCGGGTGACCCCGGACGCCATTACCGAGCGCCGAGCAATGATCAAACGGCTCTGTGCCGACGGTCTTTCCGTCGCCGAAATCGCTCGTCAGACCGGGATCGCCCGCAAGACGATCTACGACGACACCGAGGCGTTGAATATCACCCCGATCAAAGGTCGACCGGGCCCGCGAGCGGATAGCCCGGCTGTCGTAAAGGCGCGCAATCGCAAACGCGAGGTCGCAGTCATGTTGGCCGATGGGGTCGCGATCGCCGAGATCGCCCGGCGCACCGGCTTTTCCCGCAAGACTATCCAGAACGACGCCGACGAGCTTGGGATGCGCTCCCACGCGATCGCCGCGGAATAGGAGCGACTATGTTCGACGATCAAAGCAAGACCCCGATGAAGGAAACCGACGCAGATCGCGAGGTTCGTAATAATAACTACCGCGTCGCCGCCGACGAATTACGTCAATTCATCGAACGGTTCGAACGGCTGGAAGCCGAGAAAAAGGAACTGACGGACGACCAGAAAGAGGTGATGGCAGAGGCCAAAGGGCGCGGCTATTGCTGCAAGACCATCAGGAAGGTGATCGCCGAGCGCAAGAAAGACCCAGATCAGCGCGCCGAAGAACAAGCGGTGTACGAAATGTACGCTGGGGCGTTGGGACTATGACCGAGACGCGCAAGATGGAGTGGCGGTCCGCTATCGGTTTTCCTGCCTACGAGGTTTCAGAATGTGGCGATCTTCGTCGTGCTTCGACGCGAACCAGACTGCGCGGCCAGATCAACGCGGATGGTTATCCTGAATACAGCATCCAAGACGCATCCGGGAAAAAGCGACACATCTCGGCGCATCGGCTGGTGATCGAAGCGTTCGTTGGTCCGTCTCCATTCGATGGCATGGAAATCGCGCACCGCGATGGGTCACGGCTCAATTCCCACAAGAACAACCTGCGCTGGACGACGCGGAAGTCGAACAGTGATGACCGGATTATGCATGCCACGACGACGGCCGGGGAGCGCAACGGAAGGGCCAAGATCACTGAGAAAGACGTGGTCGACATACGGCGCGAATATCGCCTGATAAAGCGCCGGGGCAGTGGTCGGACGGTCAGCGAACTCGACCGAAAATATGGGCTGGACCGCTCGACGATCATCAACATCGCGAAAGGGGTTTCGTGGGCTCACGTACCCATGCCCTTGACCGACGAGGTGTCACCATGACCCGCGCCGAGCTCATGCGCCAGCGCGAGCGGCTGCTCGAGAAGGTCAAGCGCGGCGGGGCCGGTGTGGTCGAGGCGCGCCGTCGCCTCCGCAAGGTCACGTCAGACCTGATGCGCTTGGAATTGGGGGCGTGATGGCGAAGGTCACCGAACACCCGGCGATGAAGGCCCGGCGGATCGCCACGACGATCGCCGCCGCTCGCATCAACCTGACCAGCGAGGCGACCGCGCATCGGTCGATCTTGGACGCGCTCAGCAAGGCGGGCGTCGAGCATGAGTCCGAAGTGCGCCTGTCGGCCAGCGACAGGATCGACGTCATGTGTGGCCGCGTGGGGGTCGAAATCAAGGTCGGCCATCAGCGGCGATCGATCTGGAAACAGCTCAAGCGTTACGCCGCGAGCGACCAAATCGACGCGCTCGTTCTCGCCACGGGGACCGCATGGCCCGCCGGTGTACGCGACGTAGACGGTGTGCCGCTTGCTGTGGCCGACCTTTCGCGAGGATGGCTATGAACGGGAAACTCGACTTCTGGACCGGATGGGTCGTGTCCGACCTGAAACCGCACGTTTCCATGCGGTTCAAGGACGTCTTTAAAGGCATCCCTTTCGGGGCCGTGCCACCGTACTTCCTGCGCGACCGCCCCGCGATCGCTGCCGATCTCGAATGGTTCATTCAGCGGTATCCGCTGGACATGACAGACCGGGCCCGCGATCAGCTTCAAGCTGGCGCTGACGAGTACCGCGCTAATCTTGCCCGCACCGAATTGATCTGCAGCCCCAACTATGTCGCGCCGGAATTTGGGGGGTTTCGAGAACCCGAGAAAGCGCACGATTACCAGCGCCGGGCCGCCGAGCTCCTGCGCTCAACAGGTCGGTTACTCCTTCTAGACGACGTCGGCCTTGGCAAAACCGTTTCCGCGCTCGCTTCTATCGCTGATGGATGGGGGTTGCCCGCTGCCGTCATTGTCCAGCCCCACCTATCCGCTCAATGGGTGACGCAGTACATCAACCGGTTCACGCACTTGCGGGCCTTGGAGGTGAAAGACCGCAACGCCCGCACGCTGCCAGCGGCTGACGTATACGTTTTCCGGTATTCGAACATCGCCGCGTGGGTCGATGTGGTCGAACCGCTCGGGATCCGGACGGTCATTTTCGACGAAATCCAAGAGCTTCGCCACGGCGACGCAACTGAAAAGGGGCGTGCGGCGAAAGCGATCTGCAGCGTGGCGGAACACCGTCTCGGCCTGACCGCGACGCCGATCTACAACTATGGGTCCGAAATCTGGAACGTGGTTGAGATCATTGCGCCCGGCGCGCTCGGTAGCTGGCACGAGTTCATCGTGAACTGGTGCACATCGCACGGAGCACATTGGATTGTGAAGGATCCGGAAGCCCTCGGCGCATACCTTCAAGATGAAGGGATCGCTTTGCGGCGCACGAACGACGACGAGGAAGTCGCATCGACGCTTCCAGGGCTGTCGAAGGCAGTTATTGAGGTCGACTGGGACGACGGTGCGGTCGCAACCGATCGTGAGTTACAGGTGCGCCTGGCGCAACGTGTCCTGAGCGGCGGTTTCCATGATCGCGGAATGGCCGCGCGCGAGTTGAACCTGCTTATGCGCCACGAAACCGGCGTCGCAAAGGCTCGGTCGGCTGCGGCATACGTGCGAACGCTCGTCGAAGCTGGTGAGCCGGTGCTCGTCGGGGCGTGGCATCGCGAGGTGTACGACATCTTGAATGCCCAACTGTCCGATTTGTCGCCGCTGATGTTCACCGGGTCCGAGTCCGCAGCGGCAAAACGGCGTGCTCGAGAGGCATTCATCGCTGGTGACAGCGACGTGATGCTGATGTCGCTTCGCGCCGGAGCAGGACTCGACGGATTACAGGAGCGGGCCGCGCATGTGGTCTATGCGGAACTCGACTGGTCGCCACAGGTACATGTGCAATTCACTGGACGACTTCATCGCCAAGGCCAGAAACGTCCCGTGACCGCGCATTTCCTGCACGTCGACGGTGGGTCGGATCCCGCCATCATGGCAACACTCGGCCTGAAGGCTTCGCAGTCGCACGGAATCCTGAACCCGTATGGCGGGGCAGGTGAGGCGACGCCAATCGATGAGAGCCGGATCAAACACCTTGCTCGGCTCGTGTTGGAACAACAGGAGACCGCAGATGCCTGATGGTCTTTTTGCCGAATTCACAATCACGATTCCTATGCCGCCCTCAGTCAACGGACTGTACCGCGGCATGGGGAAGAACCGCCGCCGCACGCCGAAATATGCCGAATGGGCTGACGAGGCCGGGTGGCGGCTCAATGAAGCTCGCGCCAAAGGTGAATTCCGGCCGCTGACGGCTGAACGCTGGTACTGGACCGACGTAGCCCTACCCGCGAACCACATCGGCGACAGCGACAATCGCTTGAAGGCGCTGCACGACCTCTTGCACAGCATGGGCGCGACGCCCGACGATCGATGGTTGCTCGGTGGCACGTATATGCGCAGTGAGACCGTTCTGCCGGGCACCTGCCGGGTGCACGCGATGTCGATCGCCGACGCGCCAGAGGATGCAGAACGGGAAATTCAGATGATTGCTAGCCGCGTGATCGCGGCGGCCGGGCAGGGGGTGGTATGACGAACCCGTTCATCCTCCCTAACGGCAACGTCCACGTCGCGTTCAGTGGCGGTCGAACCAGCGCGTTCATGCTTCACGAAATTGCAGAGGCTAACGGCGGCATACCTGAACGTGTGCGTGTCGTTTTCGCAAATACTGGTCGCGAAATGCCAGGGACGCTCGACTTCGTGCAAGAGGTCTCAGAGCGTTGGTCGATTGCCGTGGACTGGGTTGAGTATCGTCCCGACGATCCTTGGTTTGCGAAGGTTTCTCACGATAGCGCGGCCCGCGCCGGCGAGCCATATGCGTTGATGATCCGACATAAGCGGTTCATTCCAAACGGCCGGAAGAGGATATGCACCGAGCAGCTCAAGGTGCGGGCCGCAAAACGCATGCTTGTCGCGGAGGGTTGGACGTCCTGGACGAAAGCACTTGGAATTCGAGACGACGAACCAGGTCGCCACGACATGCCAGATCAACCTCGCGAAGCTCTGTGGATGCCCCTGGTGTGTGCAGGCGTCCGCCGCGAGGATGTTGTCCGGTTCTGGCAGCAGCAGGCGTTCGATTTGCCTGAAGGCACCATCAGCAATTGTCGCCTCTGCTTCCAGTTTAATCGCCCAAAGCTCGCCAATCAGATGCGCAAAGATCCGAACGATCTTTGGCCGGAAAGGATGGAAGAAACCGGGTTCGGCACCTTCATCGACGGCGAGTCTTGGGCGGATTTTCGGGCGCGCCTTATGGCTCAGGGCGACTTATTCGAAGAACCAAAGAGACACCCGCGTCATCGCACTTGCGGTGCGTACGAAGATGGGGAGTGCGTATGACTGCGCCATCCGCAAAAGGCCTATTCCGCTCCACCGGCAAAGTCAGCACCGACACCACGCCGCGTGAGGCCAACGACTTCTATCCGACACCACCAGAGGTGACGCGCGCGCTACTCGCGGTCGAAGGCGACCGACTGCGCGCCTACAGCACTGTCTGGGAAGCCGCGGCGGGCGACGGGGCGATGGCCGACGTTCTGGAGCAATCCGGGTTTTCAGTGATCAAGACGGACTTGATCGACCGAGGATGCGGGGCTGAGCTTGGAGACTATTTCTCGATCACTCGTGCACCAGCGAAGGCAATGATCACGAACCCGCCCTACCATCACATCAACGCTCGCGACGGCAAGGGCCGCTGGCTCACTCATGCGTTCGATCTGGATCTCGAATATATCGCACTGTTTCTGAACTGGGATTGGCCAGCGGCCGCCGGACTCGGTGGTATCCTTGCCCGGTACCCGATCAGCCGGGCCTACGTTGCCCGCTGGAAGGTCGATTTCACCGGAAAGGGCGCGCCGCCCCAACGCAACGGATGGTTCATCTGGGACCGGGAATGGGAGGGCGAGACTGCCCTCCGCTTCCTCGATCGTCATGACGAGCGCCAGGGTGGGTTTAGCTTCGACGGGGTGCTCGCATGAACGAACCCGGCTGGATCAGCGCGCGCGAGCACATCGCATATTGCAAGGGCAGGGGAATGAGCCCGTCCGACGTCTGCGAAAGCGTCGGGGCATTCCTCGACATGCCGACGTGGGCGACGGCCGAGGCAATCATTCGACAGCGCGACGGGCAGATCCGCCAGGGGCGGCCGCTCGCGATCCTGACCGACAGGAGCGCGGGATGAGCGACGAAAACATAGCACAGCGCGTGAGCACACTTCTTTCGCACTACGATGAGAATAGCGACGATCATCGGGGCGGCCTGCAACGTGCCCTCGCTTGCGACTGGGAAACGGCACTCGCAGGGATCCCAATTGAGGTCGTGGCGGAAGCATCACGCTGGTGGGTGTCCCGACACAACGCGGATCGGGACAACGTACCGATGCCTGAAGATATTCTCGCAAGAGCCGGCGCCATCATGCGCGGCAAAGGAGTGGTGTAGCTGATGGCTGACCCGTTCCTGAAATTCTACACCTCCGATTGGAGGTCGGATCCACGGCTGAAGATGTGTTCAGCCGGGGCGCGTGGGGTCTGGATCGAAATGATCTGCCTCATGCACGAGGCCAACCCGTATGGCCACCTCTTAGTTCATGGGCAGCCCCCGAATGAAGCGCAACTCGCGTCGCTGACTGGCATCCCGATCGCAGAGCTTACCGATTACCTCGGCGAGCTTGAGCGGATGGGCGTGTTCAGCACGACGAGGGAGGGCGTGATCTACTCGCGGAAGCTGGTTCGCATGAAGTCTAAGAGCGCGAAAGCGCGAAAAAACGGGAAACTAGGGGGAAACCCAAGTCTCGGAAATAACAAGGAAAATCCAAGGTCGCTTAAGCTACCGGATAAGGGTAGCGATAAGCCCCAGAGTCCAGAAGCCAGAAGCCAGAGAGATAACAACTCAGAAGATAAATCTTCTTCGTTGTCATCTTCGCGCGGAGCGCGTGACGACGACGGCTATCAGAAGTTTCTCGAGGTTCACCCAAAACCCAGGGAAACCGCTCGGGGTGAGCAGGCTTGGCAGGAGGCGATCGAGGCGGGCAACGCAGCCGGGGCGCTGATCGCAGCGGCGCAACGGTATGCCACAGCGGCCAGAACGTTTGATCCTGACAAGGTCAAATACAGCGACAACTGGCTCGCCGAGGGAACCTGGCGGCGATATCCGCCAAAGACGTCGAAAACCCACGACGAAGCGGACGTTCTTAAGTTCTGGGCGGGCAAAATCAAATCGGGCGTGGCCTTCGGTCTTTCGGAAGAAATGGCCCACCGATGCAAGGCTGCCGGGCTCGTCACCCACGACGAGATCGAGGCGGCACGGCAGAGAATTTCAGGCTGATCGGGTGGAAAAAGGAAACCACGGCACATGATCACCAACCGCCAACATCAACGCATCACCGGTCACCGCGAAGGCGGCGCGGCGTGGGTGGGCAATTTGAAAGCTCAATGCGGAGTCCACTTGGTTGGTGGGCTTTCCGACCAGCAAGGCGGCGGGCTTATCCCGGCTCGCCGCCGACCAACACAGGGGCAGGGAATGACGAACACTTACGCGATCAACACGACCAAGAACCGAGAATTCGAAGTCGAGCGGGAATTGAAAGACCTGGGCCTGCACCCGTGGGTTCCGAAGGCGTTAGCGAGCCGATACGTGAAGGAAAAGCGCGAGGTGGTCTGGTGGGAGCGCGCCTACGTGCCGAAGCTGATGTTCTGCGTCATTCCCGCGATCTACTGGCGCGACGTCGTCGAGCTGAAGCACGTCATCGGAAAGCCTGTGCGCCTTTCGAGGCTTGATATCGAAGGGATGCCCGCGTGTGACATCGAGCGCGCAGACGGGACAATGGTTCGACGCCCACCGCGCTACGGGCTCAGGGACTTCAAGGCCGCAGTCGAAGCCGAATATGCCGACGTCCAGCGGCGGCGCGCGAACAGCGAGTACCAATGCGAATTCGCACCAGGTCAGGCGCTCGAATTGCTCGAAGGGGTTTTTGAGGGGTTCGACGCCACGTTTCGCGGAGTGGTGCGCAAGGCACATGACGAATTCGCCCGGCTGTGCGTTGATGTCGAATTCATGGGGCGCACGACGTCCATGACAGTCGACCCTGACAAGGTGAAGGCGAGGGGGTAGTGAAGCCTTGCCAGATCTTGTGCCCATTGCTACCTTTGCCACAAGAGCGGATCCCCGGATTTCGGATCTGGGCGCTCGCGTACCACACGCCCCCGGTTTCGGAACTGCGGAAAGGGCGTGTGCTACCGCAATTCCCGGCCCTACTCCCAAACGGCACGCCAGCACCGTTCACCGGCAATGCGCGGTCGCGTCAACCGCGGGGGCCAGCTTCATGAACCGCGGAATTGCCGGGGCTGGTCACCAGAAAACGAAAGGGGGGCGCGATGTCGGAACCCCTGACGTTTGAAGAACGCCTCGCAGAGCTGCCCGGTAAGCAGGCTCGGTTTGTCGAGGAATACCTGATCGACCTGAACGCTATGGCTGCCGCGAAGCGCGCGGGCTACAGCGAACGCTCAGCAAAGACCTACGGCGCAAAGCTGATTGCGAAACCGAACGTGATGGCCGCGATCGAGGCTGCCCAAGCCGCAAGATCCGAACGCACCCGCATCAATTCTGATTGGGTGCTGAACCGGCTCGCCGACGAAGCTGAGGCCGATCTCGCGGACATCTTCGATGACGATATGAACCTCAAGCCGATCCACGACTGGCCGGATATCTGGCGCAAGGGTCTCGTTGCAGGCGTCGACGTCGAAGAACTGTATGAAGGCCGTGGTGAAGACCGCGAGCATATCGGCCGGGTTCACAAAGTGAAGCTGTCGGATCGGATCAAACGGATCGAGCTGATCGGCAAGCACGTGATGGTGCAGGCGTTCCGGGATCAAATTGGACTGGGCGGCCCGGACGGTGGGCCAGTCAAGACGGTGACCGCCGATATGACACCGCAGGAGGCAGCGGAAGCCTATGCGGCCACCCTCGACGGTGAAGGAAAATGACCGTCACGCCCTATAAAACGACATGCAGCGCCTTTGGGTGTAATAGATACACGCGACGGATCGGGCAGAACGGCGTATTCCTTTGCCAGGATCATTGGCCGTTAGTTCCGAAAAAACTCCGGATGCTGACAAACCGAGCATGGCGAAAAGCTGAGCGCGAGGGAGGCGATAAGAACTGGCTTCGGGTTCATCGGCTCTGGTCGAAATGCGTAGAAAAGGCTGATTTCGCTCAATTCGGCATATGAGGGGCGCCAATGACTATCTGCGCCCCAAAGACGTGCAAAAGGAGCGATTGGCCACCCGACTACGTGAGTGTCTGGTCGTGGCGGCAACAGCAATTGCGCCGCATGCGCGAAAAACAGGAATTGTGGGGCGGCGCCATCGAATTCTATCGGTCGCATCCGATCGATTTCATCAACCATTGGCTCGACACCTACGACCCCCGCAACGCGGGGAAAAAGACTCCGGCCCGCATGCCTTTCATCATGTTCGAACGGCAGGCCGAACTCGTCGACTTCATCGTGGCATGCCTCAACGGTGAGGAAAATGGCCTGATGGAAAAGGCCCGCGACATGGGCGCGACGTGGGTGTGTGCCGCGGTTTCCGTATGGCTTTGGCGGTTCTGGGATGGCGCTGCAGTCGGCTGGGGTAGCCGAAAGGAACAGCTCGTCGACAAGATCGGCGATCCGGACTCGATCTTCGAAAAAATCCGCATGCTGATCCGGTCGATGCCGAAAGAGTTTTGGCCGACCGGGTTCAACGAAAAAGATCACATGACGTACATGCGGATCGTGAACCCAGAAACGGGGGCCACGATCACCGGCGAGGCTGGCGACAACATCGGCCGAGGCGGCCGGAAATTGATCTATTTCAAGGACGAAAGCGCGCACTACGAGCGGCCCGAAAAGATCGAGGCCGCGCTCGCCGATAACACGCGCGTCCAGATGGATATCAGCTCGGTCAACGGCCTCGGTAACGTGTTTCACCGCCGCCGTGAAGCGGGACGTGAATGGGTTGGTGGGCCTGCGATCAAAGGCGTAACGAACGTGTTCGTCATGGACTGGCGCGATCACCCTGCCAAAACCGACGAATGGTATCAGACCCGACGCGCGAAGGCCGTCGCGGATGGCTTGTTGCACGTGTTCGCACAGGAGGTTGATCGCAACTATGCGGCGGCTGTCGACGGCGTAATCATCCCGGCGGAATGGGTATCCGCGGCGATCGATGCCGACCGGAAATTGAACCTTCCGCCACCGACCGGAAAGAAGATCGCAGGGCTCGATGTCGCGGACGAAGGCGGTGACCTGAATGCGCTGGCGAGCCGGAAGGGCTATCTTCTCGAATCCGTCGAGGATTGGGGTGAAGGTGACACCGGGGCGACGACGCGGCGCGCGGTCGCAAAGCTGGCTGACGAGCCAGTCGAAATTCAATACGACAGCGTCGGCGTCGGCGCTGGGGTCAAATCTGAGGCGAACCGGCTTGCAGCCGAAAACGACCTCCCAGCCGGTCTCAAGTTTGTTTCTTGGTCGGCAGGTGCTGGGGTCCAGTGGCCGGATAAGCGATTGATCCCGAACGATAAGGAAAGCCCACTCAATCAGGATTTCTTCAGGAACCTGAAAGCGCAAGCTTGGTGGCAATTGCGTATGCGGTTCGAACGGACACACCGCGCGATCCACGAGGGGATCGAGTACGATCCAGACGACCTAATTTCGCTTCCAGGTCACCTTCCGAAGTTGCGGCAGCTTCAAAAGGAATTGAGTCAGGCAACAGCATCACGGACGACGGCTGGCCTGAAATTGGTCGTGGACAAGACACCCGAGGGCACCCGGTCGCCGAACATGGCGGATTCCGTAGTGATGGCGTTTTGGCCGATCATCGATCTAGGCGAACCAGCGCAAATGCTTCTCAGCGCCAACGCGCGCCGCAAACTGCAGGGGAGGGGCTGATGAATACACCGACCGGCGGCGCCGTTTCTGCACTTCTAGCCCTTGCGAATACCGCCACGCGCCGCGTGTCATCGCTGTTTCCGGGTTATTTCGAGGCCGCAAAGCACAACCATTACACCGATTTCGGGTGGCCGACGTCGATCGGGTTCGACCAGTATTTCGCGATGTTCACGCGAAACGGTATTGCGTCGGCTGCGGTTAAAAAGACCGCGCGCAAGACCTGGGAAACACACCCGTTCATTCTGGAACGCGAGGAAGAACACAAGGAAAGCCCGACCGAAATCGAGATCCGGCAGCGGTTCACCGACCTTCGTGTCTGGCAACGGCTGGCCGAAGCTGATCGCCGGTCGATGGTGGGCGATTATGCGGGAGTTATCCTGCGGCTCGCTGACTCCAAGCCGTTCATTGAACCGGTGGACCGCGTGCCCGGCGGGCTCGACGGTTTGGTCGAGATCATCCCGGCTTGGCAAGGTCAGCTCCGTGTTTCCCAATGGGATGACGATCAGACGTCGGAAACCTACGGCCAGCCGACCATGTTCGAATTCAACGAGGCGCAGGTCGGCAGTGGCAAGGACGGGCAAAATCGCGCGTTCTCGATCCATCCTGACCGCGTCATCGTCTGGTCGACTGATGGCACGATCCACGGGCGTTCGCTTCTCGAATCCGGGTATAACGACCTCCTGACGCTCGAAAAGATCTCCGGTTCTGGCGGCGAGGGGTTCTGGAAGAACGCCAAGAATGCGCCGGTCCTGCAGGTCGACAAAGAAGCGCAGCTTGAACAGATGGCGCAGGCGATGGGGGTCGCCAAGACTGAACTCGTCGACGCGCTCAACACGCAAACCGAGGAATGGCAAAAGGGGTTCGACAAGACCCTCATGTTGCAGGGTATCGAGGCAAAAACCCTCGGCGTCACGCTGCCAAGCCCGGAACACTTTTTCGCGGTCGCCCTACAGTCCTTCGCAGCCTCAATTGAAATGCCGGTCAAGATCCTCGTCGGGATGCAGACAGGCGAGCGCGCCAGCCAAGAAGATGCCCGGGAATGGGCGCAGACCTGCATGGGGCGCCGGTCTGACACCGTGATCCCCGCTATCATGGAATTCGTGAACCGGCTTGAACGGTTCGGAATTTTGCCGGAACGCGATTGGTCGATCGATTGGACCGACCTGACCGAAGCGTCAATGGCAGAAAAGATCGACCGTGCCGACAAGATGTCTGGCGTCAACGAAAAGGCGAGCCGGGCGGGGTCGCCGGAAATCGTGTTCACTTCAGACGAGATCCGCGCCTCGGTCGATCTTGAGCCGTTGTCAGATGCCGACCGGTTCATCGACGATTTCGAGGACGAACCCGAGCCACCGTCTCCGGGTCAAGACACGCCCCCCACAGAATAGGAGGCCACCATGCCTAAACGCGTCCGCGTCAACGTTCGATCGTTGGCGAACACGAAGGCTGCGCGCTACGAAAAGCGGAACGGTCGCGACGTGGTCGTCGTGCCGTCCGCAACGCTGCCCGATGATGTCGTGATGAACGGGATCAAGTATCCCGCCGAAGAGATCAAGGCCAGCTTCGCCAGCCTCAACCGCACGCCTGCGCCCGCTGGTCATCCGCTGATCAACGGCAAGTTCGTGTCGGCGCGTGACCCGGAAGGCATCAACATCGGGTGGATCGGGGCGTGGAACGAAAACGCTCGGCAGGAAAATGGCCGGGTGTTTCTCGACAAGGTCATCGATATCGAACGTGCCAACCAGAGCGAGGCGGGCAAGGCTGTACTGAACGCCGTCAAAAAGGGCGAGCCAGTCCATACGTCGACCGGGCTTTTCTGCAATCTCGAGGCCAGCAATGGCGAAGGTGATTTCGACCACATCGCCCGCAACATCGAATTCGACCACGACGCCATCCTCTTGAATGAGGAAGGCGCGGCCACGCCCGAACAAGGCGTCGGAATGTTCGTGAATTCCAAGGGGGAACCCGAGGATATCGAGGTCATCAATTCCGCGATCGAAGATGCGGAACGTGAGCTCGATTGGGCGGCCGATATGGCTGTCCGGGCTGCCGAAAAGATGGCCCGCGCGCCCATGCTTGAGCGCATCAAGACCGCAATCTTGGAGGCGATGACCGGCTCCGATGGCGGGGAAACCTCTGCACAAAATCGAAAGGAAGCAGACATGGCTGATGAAAAGCAGCTCGAGACGCTTTCCGCGAAGGTCAACGCCATCGAGGAAAGCCTGAAACCCGAAAATCTGGCCAAGGCTCTTGGCGAGACCATCGGTAACGCGGTGACCGAGGCGATCAAGCCGGTGACCGACCACGTGGCGTCGATCGATGCCGCCAACAAGGCCAAGGATGACGCCGAAAAGGCCGACCTCGAGGCCAAGGTCGTCAAAGCCAACATCCTCGACGAGGAAACCGCCAAGGCGACCCCGCTGAACACCCTTCGCGCTCTGGCCGCCAAGGCAGAACCCGGCAAGGCGGCTGCACTCAACGGCGCCTTCAAGGGTGACGACAAAGATGACGACTGGTCCGACTTCTCGCTGAACTCGGGCGCCAAGCAAGGGGAGGCGCACTAATGTCCGGTAACGTCATTTTCCGCGGTCCGATCGAGCGTCAGGTGCGTTCGCTTTCCGACCGCACAGTCGCCGGTGCATATCTCCCTGGCATCTTCGTCACTGACTCCGGGTCGGTCCTGACCGTCGCCACGGCTTCGGATATGGGCGAGAAGCTCTATCTGCTCGACGTGCGCAATTTCTACGGTCAGGGACAGGACGCCTCCACCGCGCCGATCGCCACCGCCTACGCGTCCGGTGACACCGGCGTGGCGCTGGATCTGATGCCGGGCGATCAGGCGCAGGTTCGCCTCGCCGCCGGCACCTACGCCAAGGGCGACAAGCTGACCATCGGGGCGTCGGGCTACCTGACCGCCGCCGTCGACAGTCCGGCGGGCGACGTCGTTTACGCCTACTTCGACGACACCGCCGGCACCTTCGATGCCGGTGACCTCGCCGACGTGATCATCGCGTCGCAATTCACCATGCCGACGAGCTAAGGAGGTCTGAACCATGTTCGTTTACAACCGACAGCACCCCGCGGGGGCTGAAACCGGTCTGGACCTTCCGGACCGTCTGGCGTTCGCGTCGAACGCCCAGAACGAATGGCTGCGCGATCGCCGCGTCGCCGTGAACCGTCACGAGCGCGACATGCTCGGGAACGCCTCGCCGCTGCCGCGCGATGTGTGGGGCGAATGGGACCGTGAGGGCATCGAGGTTCAGCGCGAAGTGCTGGCCGTGTTCGGTGACCTTGCGGCGTCCGTCGGTATGCCGATGCCGATTGGCAAGCTGGTCCACTACTTCCAGCAGATCAGCGACTCCGGTGAGGTCAACGTGTCGATGGATGGGCGTTCGAAAGCCCGCACCGACCAGCCGACGATCACCTACCAGGGCACCCCGCTCCCGATCGTGGACTCGACGTTCTCCTATGGCTGGCGCCAGATGGAAGCGGCCGCGACCGAGGGCTACCAGCTTGACGGGGCGGCGCGCCGCAACGCCATGTTCAAGGTGGCCGAGAAGCTGGAAAACCTCGCGCTTGTGGGCGACGCCTCGATCGTGGTGGGCGGTGATCAGCTCTACGGCCTCACCAACCATCCGAAGCGCGAAACCCGGTCGACGACCAATGACCTCTCGGCCTGCACCGGTGTCCAGTGGGCAGCCGACGTCAACGCGACGCTCGCCCTCCTGCATGGCAACAACTTCCGGGTGCCGGCCACGCTGTACGTCAACTGGGATGACTGGTTCTACGCGTCGCAGACCGACTACTCGACGGCCTATCCGAACAAGACGATCGCACAGCGCATCCTCGAAAACGGCGGGGTCCGCGAGGTCATCCCGGCGTCGAACGTGGCCGCCGACACGATCATCGGTGTCGTGAAGGATCGTCGCGTTCTGCAGGTGTTGAACGGCATGCCCATGTCGACGCGCCAGCAATTCCGCGCCAACCCCGAGGACGATTTCAACTTCGTCACGATGGCAGCGCAGGCGCTCGAGATCAAATACGACGCCGAAGACAACTGCGGCATCGCGCACTCGTCGTAAGGCGAGGGAGGTCTGAGCAGGAAGGGCCGGATTTGAAACCGGCCGGCCCTTTTTCTGAGACCACCCGAAAGCGAAAGGAAACCACCATGAAACTCGAAATCACGCAGAAGGGCGCGCACGGGCCCGATGGGAAAGAGCACGCGGTCGGCGATGTCGTCAAGATCGAGGGCGACGCGGTGCCCGGCTACCTGGTCGGCAAGGCGCGCAAGATCATCGACGGCGCTCCGAAAGCCGCCATCACGAACCCGGTGAATGATCCGGTGCAGCAAGTGACCGTCGATCCCGATCGCGCCGCACTGATGGGCGAGGCCTGCAAGGTCATCGACGCGAACCGGTTCACCAAGGAAGGCGTGCCCGACGTGCGCGCGATCAACGCGCAGCTGGCCGAAGGCGTCCCGGAATTCACAGCCGCCGAACGCGATGCGATCTGGCCTGACCTCAAGGACGCCGTGATGGCGGCGCGCGAGGCGGCCTGAGGTCATGAGCGAGCCGACCCATTTTGACCCGTGGGGTGAAACCGGGCGGGTCGCCACGACTTGCCACGAAGCGGATCGCCCCAGTCATTCACAGGTACTCGGTCCGGACGGAAAGCCGCTGGCGTACGCTAGGCAATCGGTCGGTTTCGATCTGAAACCGAAACAGAAAGTGGATCGCTGATATGACCCTGACCGTGACCCCCGGTGGGGCGTCCGATGACGCCCTGCTTTCCCTTGCCGCGTTCAAGGCATATGCCGACGCGCGGAATTGGGATTATTCCGGGTTCGATGATGACACCGAAATCGAACCCGCGATCCGGATCGGGACGGTGTTCGTCGAGGGGGTCGGGGGTCCGACTGCGGATCTCCCGAGCCGGTGGCCAGGGACAAAAGCCAGCGCGACGCAGCGCCGCTTGTGGCCGCGTACCGGGGCAACGGACGTTGATGGCCTTGCCATCGGCTCGACCACAATTCCGGCGCCTGTCGAGGACGCGGTCGCCGAGGCCGCTTGGTACGAACTCAACAATGCCGGCGTCTTGCACGCCAAAATCACGCCGAGCGAGGTCGTCAAACAGGAAAAGGTTGGACCTCTGTCGGTGACCTATCAGGATGGCGGCACCGGTACCGCTTGGGATTATCGCCCGATGCTGACCGTGATCGCCGACCTTCTCGCCGCGATCCTGATCCCCGATCTCAAGGGCCCGTCGCTCTACATGGCGTCCATCGGCAGGAGTACGGGGCTTTGATCACCGTCGCCTGCGTCCTGCGTGCCGGGGGCGTCTATGACGCGTCATGGGTCGCCAAGTTGCGGGACGGGGCCGCCCGACACCTCGACGAGCCGCACCGGTTCGTGTGTCTGTCCGACGTTGACGTTCCATGCGAGCGGATCGAGCTCGTGACGACGTGGCCGCGGTGGTGGGCAAAGATCGAACTTTTCCGCCGGGGCTTGTTCGATGGTCCTGTCCTGTATCTGGATCTCGACTCCGTCGTCGTCGGCCCGCTGGGCGATTTGTTCCAGCGCGAGCCCGGGTTCCGGTCAGTCAAGATGTGGGGCAAGCGCGCTGGCGGTATCTGTTCAACAGCGATGACCTGGTGCGGGGATTACTCGCACCTGTTCTCGGTCATGGCGTCGGATGCTGACTGGATCATGCAGCACTACGACCGGACCCGCCCCGGCGGTCGCATCGGCGATCAGGCGTTCATCGAGGACGCACTCACGGACGCGGGCGAGGAAATCCGGCATTGGCCCGGCTTGAAGGTCGCTAGCTTCAAGGATCACTCGCGCCATGCGCCCCCCGTTGGTGCAAGTGTGGTCGCGTTTCATGGTCGTCCGAAGCCGAACGAATATCCGTCGCCATGGGTGCGTAACGCGTGGCGGTGATCCACCCCAGGTACGTCTATGTCCACGTCCCGAAATGCGGTGGCAACAGCGTGAGCCAGGCCCTCGGCGGTGTGACACCGGACGTGCCGATGCATTTGCCGCGAAAGGCGTTGCCGCTCGACCGTCCCGCTTTCGGGTTCCTGCGCGATCCGTGGCACCGAATGGTCAGCCTCTACTACTTCCTATGGCAGTCGCCCCGGAAACATCTACAACGTGTCGATCCGGTCGCCGTGCGCGAAATGGGGTTCAAGCGGTGGCTTCTCGAGGGCGAGAATTGGATGAGCAACGAGCCGCAGCCTGACGGTATGGTCCACACACGGCAGGCACGAAGCTACAGCTCGCACAACTGGTATCCCGGCCTCGAAATCGTGGCAGCCGATAAGGATCTACCGCCGCAACAGCGCCGGCCGGTTCTCTGGTACCTGACCGGCTGCGATTACATCGGGCGCGTCGAGACGATGCAGGCTGACCTCGACCATTTCATGCGCGAAATCGGTCAACCGCGAGTCTTGATCGGCGAGCTGAACAAGACAAAGGCCAAACCCAACGACTGGCGCGCCGAGTACGACAGCGAAACCATCGCCCACGTCGCCCACTACTTCGCGCCGGATATCGAGGCCGGGGGATACGAAGCACCGTTTTGAAATTTGGCACCAAGCCGGATCGCCCGCCCGAGCGTCAACGGGTAAGTCGAAAGGACAGATCACAATGTCTGGGAATATCCGAGGGCGGTTCACGCTCCAAACCATCGAACAGCACGCGACAGCTAACCCGGCTGATCAGTGCCACGCCAACGTCAGGTTCACAGCGGTCACGGCGTCCAACGAGGACTGCAAAACGTGGTCGAAATTCACGCCTTCTGGCGAATTGACGATGGCGATCACGAACCCGTCGGCGCTGAAAAACCTTGAGGTTGGGAAAGACTACTTTCTCGATATCTCGCCGGTCAAAGGTTGACAAAATGGGGCGGCCTCGGTCGCCCCGTCCTTATCTAAGGAGCGTCCCATGACCATAACATTCGATAGCGTCGGGAACCGCGTAAATCCGCCCAGCCCACTTGAAAGGCGGTCATGGTCTGAGGACTTCGAACACGAGAACGGCAACTACTTTGGCACCTGTGCGACATGCGGCGAGGAATTCCTTGGTCACAAGCGTCGGACGACGTGCAAGCTTTGCGCGGCTGAGGCTCCGCCATGCCCATGAAAAAGCCTGCCGGGTTCAAAATCCCGGCCCCTCGCACGCCGACAAAGCACTTCGGGCCGAATGTGCGCCACAGGGGGCAGGTGATCGCCGCGCTGGTGAATGCCCACGGCTGGACGCGCGGCGCTGAATTGGGCGTCGCCGAGGGCCGCACCGCGCAGCGCATAATGCGCCATTGTCCGAGCCTGCATCTTGTCTGCGTCGATCTCTGGGCGCCGCAGCCGGAGAACACGGGGCCAGAAACTTGGGGTGACTGGCCGCACCAAGACCACGAGCGTGAGGCTCGCGCCCGTCTGCGCGAATTCGGCGGCCGGGTCGAGATCATCAAGGCGATGACCGTCGATGCCGCGCAGACCGTGGCAGACGCCTCGCTCGATTTCGTGTTCATCGACGCCGACCATTCCGAGGCGGGCGTGAAGCGCGATATCCGCGTCTGGCGCCCGAAGATCCGGGCCGGCGGGATACTCATGGGGCATGATGCAGCTTGGGATGGTGTTGGGCGAGCGATCGACGAATTATGCCCAGGCTACTGGATCGGGCCTAACGATGTTTGGGGGGTGCAGGTGTGATCGATATCATCGGGTTCCTCGCACACAGCGCGGTTTTCTGGATGGCGGTCGGTTTCCTCGTCGGGCGCGCGTCCAAGTGACCACCGCGCTCGTCATCGGGGGTGGGGCCTGCGTCTGGGAAGACGTTTACGCGGCACGCCATATCCGGCGCGACGCGGTGATCGCCTGTAACGAAATCGGGATTGAGTGGCCCGGCGAGCTTCGGGCGTGGGTGTCTCTGCATTCCCGTTCGTTCGACTCCGGTCCGAATTGGCGCCAGAAACGTGACGATCGGGGCCACCCAACGCCACAACAACTCTTCGGGCATCCTGCAGCCTTCGGGCGCCGCCCGCGCGACAATTCGCAGATCGACGGGTTCGTGACCGCAACGCCCTATGACTTCGCTGGTGAGAAAAGCGGATCGTCAGGCCTGTTCGCGGCAAAGGTTGCGCTGGTCGATCTCGGTTTCGATCGCGTGGTTTTCGCGGGCGTGCCCATGACTCCGACGGCGCATTTCAACGGGCGCACGAACTGGACGAAACCCAACGCATCGGGTCGCACCAGCGCCCACGGGTTCCGCAACTCGTGGCTGGCCGTGCCGCAGGAATACCGCGACCGGATGCGGTCAATGTCTGGATGGACCCGCGTGCTCTTGGGGGCGCCGGAAGAACTCAAGGAGACGACTTATGCCGATCATTGAAAACTGGACCGACGACCCTGCCGAAGCGACGACCAAGCACGTCATCCCGGCCAAGGGCGAACTCGCGGTGTCCGAGGCGACCCTGCACCGCATTTCCAACGAACCCTACATCGCCCGCCGGATGCGGGCCGGGGAACTGACCGTTCGGGCCGATGACCCCGAACCCGAGACGCCGCAAATCACGCGCGAATTTATTGCGAAGGCGAAGCGGGCCGAGCTGCTCGACGTGATCGTCGCGAACAGCGACTACACAGAAGCCGACATGGAAGGGATCACCGTCGAGGACCGCGAAGACGACGGCGAGACGGTCGACGGTCTACGCACCATCGCCGCTCGGATCGTGTTCGGCGGCGAATGACCTTCAACTACGCCCGCGCCAAGGCTACCGCCGAACGCCTGATCGCGAATTTCGGGCAGACGGCGACCCTGCGCCAGATTTCGAAGGGTGGAGATGAATGGGCACCGTCTTTGACCGAAACCGACACTTCGGTCACCGTGGTTGACCTGAACCGCGAGGTTCGGGACGCGGCGGGCACGCTTACTGGACAGACAAAACGCACGCTGTATGTTTCAACGGCGGCGGGCGTGACACCGGCCAAAGGCGACAAGGTCGTGATCGGCGGAACCGAGCATGAAATCGACGTCGTCCGGACGTTGGCACCCGGCGGAACGACTCTGATGTGGGAATGTGAACTCGTCTCGTAATCGCACCATCCTCGACGACCTGACACCGGGCGCGACGGCCCGGATACTGCAATCGGCTTTCGAGGCCGGTGCGGAAGCCAAGTTTCGCGAAATCGCGTTCAATCTGGCCGTTCTCGGCCTTCTACTGGACAGGGTGACGCATGGCACGACGCAAGACCCTGATCGATCTTCTCGACGAACTGACGCCGGCGGCCCGCCAAGCCTTTCTTGACAGCATCGGCAGGGTGACGGGCGACGTGCAGATCCGCGCGCTCGAAGATGCGATCTCACGGGGCGATACGGCGGCGGTCCTGCAGATCATAAACCTGGGCGCCGAATATTTCGCGCCTCTCGACCGTGCAATGCGCGACGCCTATGAGACCGGCGGCGAATTCGTGATGGCCGAGCTGCAACGTATGGCACGCGCTCAAGGGTTCAAGGTGTCGGCCGTGTTCGGGGCCAACGACCCGCGCGTGACGCAGTGGCTTGCAGAACAGTCGTCGCGCCGCATTGTGGAAATCACCAGCGATCAGCGCCAGATCATCAGCGACACGCTCGCCCGGCTGGCAGGAGAGGGAACGGCCCCACGGACCGCCGCGCTTGAACTGATCGGCCGGGTCAACCGGGCCACCGGGCGCCGCGAGGGAGGAATTGTCGGCCTCAATTCGCAGATGGAAGGATGGGCGGCCAACGCCTACCGCGAATTGATCGAGGGCGACACCGGATACTTTCAGCGCACGCTGCGCGATCGTCGGTTTGACCGGACGGTCGCAAAGGCGATCCGCGAGGGCCGGGGGCTTGGACCGACAGAAGCCCGCAGGATCGTGGCGCGCTATCGGGCCCGGCTTCTCTTTCGGCGTGGCGAGAACATTGCACGGACGGAACTGCTCGGCACCTTGCATGCCTCACAGGCTGAAGCGTTGGAACAGATGCGCACACGTGAAGGACTCGCGCCCGAAGCTGTAACGCAGGAATGGGACGCGCAGAACGACGGAGCGACGCGCGACAGCCACCGGGCGATGGATGGGCAAACACGAACGCAGGGCCAGCCATTTACCACCGGGAACGGCTACCAGATGCGCCACCCCGGCGACGCCTCGCTTGGCGCTCCTGCATCAGAAATTGTGAACTGTCGGTGTTTCCTGCGAACCCGCGTCGACTTCATCACCGGCCTGCGCGATCGACTGACACCCGACGAACTGCGCGATGCCCTTGAGGCGATGGAGTGACAACCTACACGTTCGCCCAGCTTCCGAAATGGGGGACCAAGGTCACGAAGATCGGCGACGCTATCGTCAAGACCGCCACCGGCGACATGCTCGCCGATATCGAAGTCGTGCCGGGCATCAACCGGGGCGGGTCGCGCGTTCGCGGCACCATCCCACGCGATATTGGCGCTCTGGCGAACTCACTGCAGTCCACGCTGTACGGTACGACGGCAATGTCGGCCGGGGGCGCGGATAGTCACACGTTGATCGCGGGGGCGATGAAAGCTGGCGATGTGGCGAAGTTCTCATGGGGTGGGGGTGTCGCGCCCTACGCGCCGCACGTCCATTACGGCGCCAACGGCGTGCCCGGCACGTTCTGGCGCGACGCGGCCGCCGGGAAATGGCCGGGCTACGTGGCGGCGGCGGTGGCGAAGGCGAAAGCGGAGATCCGAGGATGAACACGGAACTGATCCAAGGCGCCTTTATCGAACTGGTGAAGCCGACCGCGCAATACTACGAGTTGTCGCCGCATCTGCCGGGCTATGAATACGACGCTCTCGCCGCGCCTGGTGTCACCTTCGATCACACCCCGATCGACAGGCCGCCGACCACGCTCAAGGCAGGCGACATTGTCCGCGAAACCGGTCAATTCACGGTCGGCATTGTCGTCGAACTCGGGCAGGGCACTGCAACGGTCAACGAGTATGCCGAGATCATCGCCGATGTCATCAACGTCGCTGCCTACAACGAAGGATCGCGACTGACCGCGTCGAACACCGAGATTTCGGACTGGTGGGAATTCTACTTTTCCGGAGTCGACTGCAAAATCAGGTTGACGAAGCCGGTCGACATTCGCCCCGGATACAAGGACGGCGCCCATTGGCGCGTGCCTGTCGTCGCATCATACGAAGCTGAGACGATAATTTAACATCGCCCGATAGTGATTTGATATACCGGCCTTTCCCGGCGGGCCGGTTCCGCCTTTGCGGGTGAATGCCGGGATCACCACAAGCAAAGGAGAGTCCGATGAGCTTTATCGGAGAAACGACGTACCTCGCCAGCGGCACGCCCGCGACCGAGGACGAAACCGGCTATGAGGCCATGTCCATGGATGAACTCGGCAGCGTGATTTCGCGCGGCGAGCTCGGCGACACCCACGAGGACCAGTCCGCGACCCTGATCAAGACGGGCCGCACCGATCACGACAACGGCGCCAAAGATGGTGGTGTGGTCGCGTTCGAAATCGACGGTGAGGACTTCACCGACGCCGGTCTGGCGCTGGTCGAGGCCGGCAATGGCACGTCCACGAACTATTCGTTCAAGGTCGCTGGCCCGAACCAGGTTCGCTATTTCTACGGCGTCATTCGGAACCTGAAGGTCAAACAGGGCGACGCTTCCACCAAAGCGGGCGTCATGTTCGAAGTCGCGATCAATTCCGGCATCACCCGCGTCGCCGCGGCGTAATCCCCCAACCTCTTCCAGGGGGCCAGGGGCGGGCGGCGGCATGGTTTCACCGACGTCCGCCCCGTCTTGAAACCTAACGAAACCACGAAACCGAAAAGGAACCGCAATGGAACTTACGAGACTGGAAACCAAGACCGGGGCGTCGAAAGGCGCGTTTTTGCACCTCAAGCACCCCGCACTCGGTCACCTGATGTACACCGGGCCCGACGCAGACTCCGATGGTCGCCGCGATGGCAAGAACGTCGAAAAGGTCGGGTGCCACGTGCTCGGCCTCGAAAGTGAGCGTGTTCGGGAGCGGGCGAAAGCCATTCAGGGCAAGAAGCTCAAGGGTGACGACGACGCCGAGGAAGCCGGCATTGCTTTCGTGTCGTCGCTGGTGGTGTCTTTCAAGGGGCTCACCAAGGACGGAAAACCGCTCGAGGCCACCGACGAGAGCAAGCGGGAATTCTTCGCGCAGTCCGATAGCCTCGTCGAACAGGTCATGGAATTCGCGCAGGACCGCGCAAATTTTTTCGGCGTCAGCGCGACCGCGTAGCGTTTTACGCTGAACAGCTCGGGTTTCTGCATGCCCCCATCGAAGGAAAAAGCGACAGCGGGATCCAGATGGGGGCGCCGCCCCGGATGCAGCAATACATCGAGGCCAAGCACCCGCCGCCGCTTCCGGACCTTCCGGATGGCGGCGAATACATGGTCGAGGTAATGCTTACCTTGAGCCCGGTACGACCGATGCCGATGGGCGGGTTCAGGCCAGCGGATTGGCCCGAAATCGCCCCGTTCATGCAAGCGACCGGTGCCATAACCGAGGCGTGGGAGGCAGATTTCCTCCATCAGATGTGCCGGTCCTATTGCGCGGGCTGGAATGCCGGTCACGTCGCGGCGGCGCGCTCACCGATGGAGATCAAGGAACGCGAAGAAAATCAATCGGCGGCGAGGTTGTGAAGGATCTCGGCGCCGGTTAACAGCGGATCCGCTTCACAAGCAGCGCGAAAACGTTCAAGCGTGGTGGTTTCGCCGTCCCAAAGCCCACCTTCGGCGTAGTCAAAACCCAAGATGAAACCCCATGCCATTGCCAGCGTGCTCTGATCGATAGCCATGCTCTGAATGGTCGCCACGATCTCGTCATCTGTGTCGGGGTCATCGAAATAGGTCGTCACATAGTGACATGGCTTTTCCGTGAAAATCCGAACTCCCTTGTGGTCTGAATACCCCTCGGCGAGCGAACTGCCTGCAAATGCCGCCGCCAACGCGGCCCCTAATAAAACCTTCATCTGAAACTCCTGTCGTGAGGTGCGTTTATGGACGTCGCCAAACTTGGCCTGCAAGTCGATTCCTCGCAAGTTAAGCGGGCGACGGGCGACCTAGACCGGTTCACTCGGACCGGTCGGCAGGTCGAAGGCTCGGCACAGCGGATGGGCCGATCCATTGGCCGTGCTATTGCGGCGTTCGGTGGGATTGCACTGTCCGGCGCGACGCTTGGCCGGTTCGTACGTACCGTGGGCGATTTTGAGACGTCCATGTCGAAGGTTGCCGCGATCAGCGGTGCGACAGACGCAGAACTCGCGCGCCTGCGCGATACGGCAAAGGAACTGGGCGCGACGACGCGGTTTTCGGCCTCACAGGCTGCGGACGGTCTCGGGTTTCTCGCCATGGCCGGTTTCAGCGCGACCGAGGCGATCACTGCGATACCCGGTGTTCTGGATATGGCCGCCGCAGGAGGGCTGGAATTGGCCCGTGCGGCTGACATTGCATCGAACGTTCTGTCCGGTTTCGGGATGGAAGCGGACGAAGCCGCACGCGTTTCCGATGTATTGGCAAAAGCGGCGGCATCTTCGAATACCAATATCGAACAACTCGGCGGCGCGATGAGCTACGCGGCACCGGCTGCGGCTGCGATTGGCGAAGAACTGGAAATGACCGCCGCCGCGATTGGCGTTTTGTCGGATGCCGGTATTCAAGGACAACGAGCCGGTGTCGCGGTCGCAAACGTCATGTCCCGGATGGTGTCACCGACAAAGGCCGCGCGATCGGCTCTCGCTGACCTTGGCTTAACCGCCGCTGACGTGAACGTCGAACAACATGGCCTGCAAGCGGTCATGGACACCCTGGCGGCGTCTGGCATCGGACTCGCGGAAGCGAACGAACTGGTCGGCGTAGAGATGGGTAAGGCCCTTCTCGTGATGATCGAAGGCGCCGACAAGATGGCCGTCTATGACGAAACGTTGCGAAACGCCGAAGGGTCTGCGCGCCAGATGGCCGCCACCATGAGCGACAACCTTCAGGGCGACCTTCTCGCAATGAACTCGGCGATTGAGGGCTTGATCATCTCCGTGGGCGATACCGGCGCGACTGGCGGCTTGCGTTCCGTCGTACAGGGCATCACCGACCTGATCCGTGCAGCCTCCGAATGGGAGTATCTCGACAAGGTCGTCATGGCCCTCGGCGGTATCGCCGTTGCGGCGGCGGCCGTCATGTTCCCGGTCGCGGCTGCGGCTGCGGCGCTCACGGTCGGCGCGATCTACATCGCGTCCCACTGGGAGGATTTGAACCAGCGTTTCCCCGCCATCATGGGTGGCATCACGTCCGCGATGGAAGGCGCCCGCGCTTATGTCGCGGATGAATGGGCCCCGGCAATGGAGGAAGCTGGGACGGGCGGTATGACGGGGATCGAAAGCTCTATCCAAGCGGTGAAGGCAGCCCTTGAAGGTGATTGGCCTCTGGCATGGGACAACGCGAAAATCGCCTTTCAGGGATTCGTCGACTTCGTCCAGAACATCAACCCGATCAATCGGCTGGCGTCGCGCATTTCTGCGAACGTGGCAGAGATCGCCCGGGACCTCGCGACCGGCGTTGCGAATTGGACGGTGTCGATGCGAGCCTCCATCGCGATCTGGTCTGCGGAAACCTGGGCAACAATCAAGGCCAAGCTTGAGGAATGGTCGCAGAAGGCCATTGCCAAGGGCGAGGGCGTTGTTGATGGGATCAATCAGGGCATCGAGAACGCGACGGCCGCGGTCAAAGACGCGGTCTCCGGCATTTGGACCACGATCGAAACAACCGTAGCCGGCTGGACCGATGGCCTTATTCAGACCGGTCGCGATCTAATCCAAGGCTTCATTGATGGCATCTTGGAAAAGACAGCGACCATTACCGAGGTCGTGACCGCACCAATCTCGACCGCCGTCTCGGCGGTGAAAAAACTGCTCAAGATCCAGTCGCCATCAAAGATCATGCATGATCTCGGTGGCTACACGATGGAAGGGTTTGCGGACGGCGTAAACGCGATGGCCGGCGGCGTCGTGGAGTCCATAGTGAACGCGATGGAAGGTGCCATCGGCGCATCCGAGAAACTCGCGAGCTCGCTGTCCGGACAACTCTCGTCGGCCATCGATGGCGTCGCCGATGCGTTCTGGAAATTCCTCGAATCCGGTTTCACCGATTTCAAATCCTTCGCGACGTCGGTCGTAAAAACCTTCTGGGACATGCTCAAGAGCATGATCACGATGGCCGCCAAGAACCGGATCATGCTGTCGCTCGGGATCGGCGGCGCCACGGGCGGCGCGGCCACCGCATCGCCGCTCGGATCGATCGGGAACCTCGCCGGGTCGGCGACGGGTGGGTCAAAGGGGATCCTTGGCGGGCTTCTGGGATCATTCGGCACGGCCACGACGGCGGGGTCTGGGATCCTCGGCGGTCTCGGTTCAACGATCAGCGCCATCGGCACGAATGGTCTCGGTGCGCTGTTCACGCCGGCGGCCAACGTCGCGGCGGCCGGTATCACCGGGTTCGGGGCAACGCTGGGCGCGGCGCTGCCGATCATTGGCGCGGCGGCTGCGGTCATCTTCGGCATCTTCAAGTTCATCGGCGCGATGAAAAAGACCTTTAAGGAAGTCTCGGAAGCCGTGAAGCTGACCGGGCACAACCTCGACGAAGTGGCGGGCCTCGGGTGGGGCGCGGCCTCGAACCTGAAGAAACTGGCCGGGTCGATCGATGAGTTGAACAAGCTCACGCAGTCGTTCTACGAAAATTTCTATTCCGAGGCTGAAAAGATCGCCCGGAACCGCGGCGAAGTGCGCGACGTGTTCGCGGACCTGGGGCGGGCAATCCCGTCCAGCACGGCGTCATTCAAGGATCTGGTCGAGGCGCAAGACCTCGGGACAAAAGAGGGCCGGGAAACCTACATCGAACTTCTCAAGGTCGCGGACGCCTTCAAAAAGGTTCAGGACGCGGCTGATCAACTCGCCCAAGGCGTGACCAAGATCGTGGACGCGGTGTCGGTCTTGCGCCCGATCGGGTCCGGCCAGTTCATGCTGGAAGAATTTGCGAGGTTGGCCGAAACCGACTTTGGCAGTGTGGATAATTTCGCATCGGCAGTGGGGAACGCGTACTCGGTCCTGACCACAGACTCCCGGAAAGTTGCCGACGCTCAATCCCTGCTCGACGAGACGTTTAAGGAACTCGGCCTGTCGATCCCGGGCACGCGGAACGGCTTCCTCAAGCTTCTCACGGCGCAGAACCTCATGTCCAAGAGCGGACAGGAGACGTTCAGCACCCTGATCGGTGTCGTCGGTGCGTTCGATCAGGTCACGCCGCGGATGGCTGATTTCACGGAAGCACTCACAACGCTTTCCGGCGAACTGACGACAGGGCTTCAGAGCGCGATCACGGCGGCCGGCAATGCGGCTGACCAATTCATCGATCTGTTCCGTGATCTGCGCGACGCAGCATCCGATATTCGGGCGGATGCCACCGGGCCAGGTGCGCAGGCCGGGAACGCGATGGATGATTTCCGCCGGGCGTATGCGCTGGCGATGGCTGGCGACTTCGACGCGATGCGCTCGATCGGGGCGCTTGGTTCCAAGGCCGTCGAAAGCGCGGCGGCGATTGCCTCGGATGCCACCGAGTATCGCCTGTTTGCAAGCCGGGTCGCGAGCCAGATCGACAACGTGAGCGGCTTGGCGGCCGGGCTCGGCGTGATGAAAACGATCGAGGAACAGACGCTCGAGGAAATCCTGAAGCTGGTCGAAAGCGGCGAACTGACGACCGACCTCCTAGACGAAAACATCGCGCGTATCGCGACGATGAACGATAGCTTCCTCGCCGCGCTGATGTCGACGGGGTCGGCCACGGTCGAGGGGCTGGGCTCCACAGCATCCGATATTGTGGCTGGCCTGGGTGCGACGAGCGATCAGATCGCGGTTGATCTCGGCGCGTTGGGTGCCACGCTCGGCGCCGGGCTTTCCGACCACGCCTCGAATATCCTCGGCGGTCTCGGCGGCACGAGTAGCGCGATTGTGGATAGTCTCGGCGGTGTGGGGTCGGGCATCATCACCGAACTGGGCGGCATGGGCGGCTCGCTGCTTTCCACGCTCGCGAACCTGAACGTCGACACGGTCCTTTCGCTGCACGCGCTGAACGAAGGTATCAAGGCGTCGATCAGCAACAGCGATATCCCGATTGTCTCGGCGATCTGGGCCTCTACCGCCGATGTGATTTCCGCCCTTCAGATGGTCGGCGAGGCGGTCAACAACATCAACAAGCAGAAAGAGATCGCGGATCTGGCCGACAGCGCCGCAGCGAAGTCGGCGAAACGCCAGGCGTCGGCAGCGCCGGCATCGGTCCCGGAGTCGGTGAAGAAAAACCCGACGACCGTCACGTCGCAACCGGCCTACAATTATTGGGACGCGGTGACGTCAGGCGCTGGCCAATGGGGCCCGTCTGGTTTTGCGACCGGCGGCCTGCACTTGGGCGGCGCGCGTATCGTGGGGGAGAGTGGCCCGGAACTCGAGGTGACCGGACCGTCTCGGATCTACAGCAACACGCAGACGCGCAGCATGTTCGACATGAACGGCCTGATCGCTGAGGTGCGCGAGCTGCGGCGTCAAATCGCTGAGGCCGACGACACCAAGATCAACGGTCTTGCCCGGATCTCGAAGAACACGAAATCGACAAAAGACGTCCTTGAGGATTGGGACGGAAACGGCTTGCCGGCGGAAAGGACGTAACGAATGTTCATTGGCGTTCCGCTCTATCCAATCGATCAGTTCGATCCGACCTATGAAAGCACGATGGGTTTTAACCCGAACATGACCATGCTGAAGGTCGAGCGCGTCCACGATGACACCGTCGACGACCCGGATAGCGCGAATGCGTGGGAGGTCACGCACACCGGCATTTCGACGCTCCTGTTCGCGAATTCCAACGCCAACACCTATTGGACAGACGAGGGTCTGAACATTGGGGGCGTGCCGAATTACTCGGGGTCCGAAACCTACGAGCTCGATGACCTCGTCATTGTGCCCTTCGACGGCAATTCGGTCTATCAGTGCATCAGCTCGTCGCCGGTGACCGGGTCGACCCCTTCGTCCAATCCGAGCGATTGGTCGTTGCTCGCGCAGTTCGGCTATCAAGGCTACGACGACAACGACGAATACGATGCTTCCGTCACATACGACGAAGGTGACGTCGTCTATCGGCGCGGATTTCAATTCACATCCGTTCAGGGGTCAAACCTTGGGAACAACCCGCTGACTGACGTCGACGGAACGTGGTGGTTGAACAGCGGATCGATCCGAACTCAAAAACCGTTCAACCAGTCGCTGACCGACCGGTTCGAAAGCACGACCGCCGGGGCCGCATACCGTTGGACCTTTGTGCCGAACGCGAATGGCCTTGATACCGGGGTTCTGGATTTCAAGACGTTCGATCGGTCGATCGACGCGGTCGGGTTCTTCAATCTCTACGCCGGGACAATCCGGTTGCGGCTCACCCACACAGACGACGGTGTGGTCTACGACCAGACGGTCGGTCTCATTGATGACGGCTACATGGATGACTGGTACGACTATTTCTTCATGGATGTCCGGTTGTTCAAGGAACACCTGTTCATCGACATTCCTCAGTATCCAAACGGCGAAGTCGCATACGAGGCGTGGATCGTGCCGCCAGGGGCGAATGACGGCGTCGCCGTTGGCGAGATCGAGCTGATTTCGGCCAACCGGATCGGCGACACCGTGTTCGGCACGTCGCTGTCTTACAAGGATTATTCCCGCAAGGACACCGACCAGTTCGGGAACTTCACGTTCACGCAGCGCCCCGTTTCTTTGGTGGTCGACTACGATTTCGTCATGGACACCGCAGCCATTCGTTATGCCCGGACGCTGGTCACCGACAACCGGGCGAAGAACGCCGTGTTCTACGCTGTAGACGACGACCAGACGACCGGCACCCTCGTGTTCGGACGCATCGCCCGCGAACTCGAAATCAACCTCTCCGGCCCGAACAAATCACGCGCAACTCTATCAGTGGAAAGCCTCGCGACATGACGACTCCCACCTTCACCCAACCGCCCACCGCGCCCAGCCGCTCGGTCAGCCCGTCAACCTTTCGTACCCGCGCCGACGCGTTTGTCGCGTGGTTCTCTACGCTCTACTCCGAACTCGTCGCGTTCGTCACGTGGGTCACCGCCCAAACGACGAGCCTCAACAACGCGGCGAACGCTTTGGAGTGGGTCGCGGACACGGCCTATGAAACAGGCGACAAGGTTTGGTCGCCGACCGACCTTCAGCTTTATCAAGCACTGAACGATCACACGTCATCGACGGATCCCGTGAACGACGCCGTAAACTGGGAACTCCAAGAGGGCTTCCCGGCAAGTCATATCGTCGACACAGATAACCCTCACGCCGTCACCGCCGCTCATGTGGGTCTGGTTTACGAAGTTTCGATCAGTGATGATGATGTAGAGATCATCGATCTGGGCGAGGCGGTGTCGGCGGGCTTCCTCGAGTTTTCGCACGACAGCGCATCCGCTGGTGCGGGCCTGTTCCGGTTCAAAGCGGCTTCCTCGCCGTTCATTCGCGAGGTCATCGCGGACGGGACGGTGGGCACAGGAACAAGTGCTCTGGCCGGAACGACGGGCACCGACGCCCAGATCAACATTGCCGCAACTTCGGACGGCAAGATCTACATCGAAAACCGCTCCGGTGCCGCCCTCACGTTCTTCATTTCCGTGCGGCAGGGCGCAGTTAATCTGGACTTCACGGCATGACTTTGACGTTCGGCCAAGCTGTCGCGATGAAGCGTCTGGCGACCAGGACCGGAGAGGCTGCGCAGCCTTACACCCCGGCTGTCCTTTTCGCGTCCGGTGAAGATGGTGTCTGGCTCGAGGCGGGCTATGGAGCGTTTCAGACCGTAGGAGCGCAGGCATTGTCAGGCACAGGAAACCCCGTCGGGTTCCTGCTCGATCGAGCACAGGGCGCGGCATATGATGGCGGTTTCTCCGGGCTCGGCGCGACGGTCGAGGACGGGTTTTCTGATTGGGTCAACAATTTCGGCGGCGCGTGGACCATTGGGGCCTCATCCATGTCGCTGGCCGAAAGCGCAGACGGTTCATACGCCGAACCCCCTGACCATTCGTCGACTCCGCTTCCAGAGGGCTTCTACTTGGCGGAATTCACGGTGTCCGAAGCCGGGAACCTGTCGTTCAATAGCGGCGGCGCGTCGATCTATCCTTCCAACCTGACCGCCGGATCATATGCCTATCTTCTCTACAGCGACGGCACTCGTCGTTTCCGGCTGAACGGTACGGGTCCGGTCACCGTTTCGGGTTTCACGATCAAAGAATTGCCTGGCCTTCACGCATATCAATCGACGTCGGCGGCCCGGCCGACACGTGGTGCAAACCCATCCAGACTGATCGACGACGAGGTCGATGACACGCTCAATTGGACAGCGCCCGCGGACAATTTCACAATCTCCTACGTCAACTCCGCAGGGACTGTAACCACGCTCACCAGTCAGGCCTTGTCGGGCGCAACCGACATTCTCTTGGCCGCTGACCTTGTCGCCTATGTGGCGATTAACCGTGCACTCACCGCGGGCGAACAGGCGCAACTGGATTCCTACTTGGAGGGACTCGTGTGAGGGTGACAATCCTTTGCCCGGCCGCCTTGGTCGAAGACGCCAACAATCTTGCGGCGGTTCTGGTGTCCGACGCCTCGGGCGGCCCCGGTAATCTGGATACCTTTGGCGCGCCGGAATGGCAGGACGGTGAAGGCACGCTCTATGCCGCCGCCTCGGCTCTGGTCGGAGCCAACTTCTTGAATGCCGCTGCAGGCGAACTCGTGCGACCGGCATGGGACGTGGACAACGAAATCAACATGGCCGGTGCGCATCGGGCGCAAGCAGCATTTCTCAACGGTTCAATCGTGGTGCTCGCTGGCGATGCGCCTCTTGACCTATTGGCCGGGGCCGGGGTGACCCGGCTAACCACAGCTTAAATCCGCCCCTAACTGAAAGGATAATCCCATGAAACCGTTGCCGACTTGGCTGCGGCTGCTCTTGCATGCCGACTCCATGATTTTCGCGATCCTCGCCGGGGTCGCGCTGCTTGCGATCACTTTCGTCGCGGTGGGGAACCTGAACCCGGTGCCTCTGTCCTGGGGGATCCTCGTGTTCATCGTACTGGCCCTTGCGTTGCGCGGCCGAGATCAGGGCATTGCCGCGCGTCGCGGCGATCGGGGTCGGTGGATCCGCACGCTGGTCAAGTACGCGCTCGCGATCGGGGTCACCGCCGCCGCCACGCTCTACGCATCGCGCGCCGAGGCCATGAGCGAGCCCCCGGCGCCGGCGAAAGTGACACAGGGTTCGCTGCTGAGTCCGAATGTGACCGAGGCCAAGACCTTTGCGTTCTGCCGACCCAAGGTCGTCGAATTCGAGGGCGTGCGCCTGAAGGCCTATATGCCGACGCCGAACGACCGGCCGACGATCTGCATGGGAGCCACCCACATCGATGGCGTGCCGGTACGCATGGGTCAGACCGCCACGATGGAACAGTGTAATGCGATCCTCGACGACCATATGCGCCAGTACCGCACCGGCTACATGAACGCTCTGACCGAGGAATCCCGGTTCCAACGGCTGAACACGCCGCGCGACTGCGCCTTTACCAGCTGGACGATCAACATCGGGATCGGCGCAGCCCAACGGTCGACAGCGATCAAGCGGCTGAACGCCGGGTGGATCGAGGGGGCGTGTGTTGCTCAGACTTGGTTCAACAAGCAGGCAGGCCGTGTGCTGCCGGGCCTCGTGAACCGACGCAACGCCGAGTACGCGCTTTGCATGGCTGGGGTGGGATGATGGACCCGAATTTGTTCGACGACATCCCGAAAATCATCGCGGCTATCGCGATCCTCATTGGCCTGATCAGCTTCGTCCTCGGTGCGTTGGTGTTCTGATGCGGCTGTCTCTCATTCTCGGCGCCGTGATCGCCGCTCTGGTGGCCGGTGGCGTGATCTGGCGCCTTTCAGAGCGGAACGCGGATCTGCGCGCCGAGAACCGCGAACAGGCCGCCACCATTCGAAACCACGAGGAAGCCGCGCGCGTTCTGAACGACGTCCTGCGCAACGAGCGCCGGATCCGCGAGGATCTGGAAACCGCGCTGTCCGAAACAGAGAACCTGGAAGGGGCCGACGATGCGCTATCTCCTTATGGCCGCGCCATTCTTGACCGCGTGCGTTGACGTCGTCGCACGGCAGCCGATCCCTGCGCCCCTTCTCGAGCCGGTCGAGGTGACGTGCAAGGACGGCACGACCGAGCGAGCCCTTGGGGAGTGCGCGCTAAAACTGCGCGCCGGGCTCGAAACCGCGAACGGAAAAATTGAAGCGATCAAGGAGCTGGTGACGGATGAATGAGCAGAATTGGGGCTTGCTGGTCCACCGGATTAACGAGCTCGAAGAACGTGAGAAGGCCCTTGCCGCTGACCTCGCCCGCTACAAAGAAACGCATTCTGCCGAGGTCGAGGAACTCAAGGCCAAGATCGCTGAACGCGAACAGGAACGTCAGACCGAGGAACGCCGCCGGCTCTTGGCCGGGATCTCTTTCCTCGGGTCGATCATCCTCGCGCTCGTCGGCGTCATTTGGGCTTATCGCGGAACGATTTTTCAGATTGGTGGAAAATGATGCCGATGACCAAGTCGAACCGACATCTGCAGTGGGTGATCTACGTTCTCGCCACGATCGTCGCGTTGATCAGCGCCCCTTTGATCCTTTGGCTGACGAACCCGACCGAGCTCTACTACCGTCACGTCTCCACCTCTATCGAGCAGAACGAGGATGGCGCATGGCTTGCCTATATCACGCGCGAATTGCCGCGCGGAACCGTCAAGGGGCGCTGGAAACTCGAGGTGTGGGTGCGGCGGGGCGAGATGTCGACCGTCTGCACGAAGCCCTGGTCCGGCATCGTCGAATACCAGCAAGAGAACGGCCCGACGGTCAGCTACGAGCTGCCCGACCGGGTGCAACGCTGCATGAACGCCGCGCCGCCGATCTCGCTGATCTGGACGCGTCAGATCTTCCTGTTCGGCTGGTTGCCCTTGGCGCCAGCCGTGACGAACGTCGAGATCGCGCCGGTGGTGACGCCGGCGGAAAGGGACGGGTAGGCGTAACTTATGGACAGTGAAGCGAAAGCCCCGCACCGGAACACCGGGCGGGGCTTTTTCGTTTGTGTCGAGGTCAATGCATGACGTTTTCATCGATGTCCTAGATGTGTTGGCTGAATTGATAAGAGTGGATAACCTGCGCCTGTGGAGTGGGCAAAGAGCGTTGGGACGACAGTTATGGAATACGATAAGGCGGAAAGCTCTCGAAAGTTCGTAGAAGTGATATTGAGGGTTTCGGCCTTGATAGGTCTTGGCACGCTATTACTGTTTGCGGGAGCGCGCCCAGTCGTCGAACATTTTCCTGTATGGTGGAGTTTCGCCGGCATACCACTGTCGCTTCTGGGATTGCTCCTTTGTGTATTGGCGTGGCGCTACCTTTTCGATGAGGTCCTAGATATTGACCGGAAATCTTTGGACGGCCACGAACGAGAATTCGGAAATCTCACGCTCGCCGTTTTCAAATTGATTGTCGGTTTGTTGCTCGTGTCCGCATTCTTCGTCGTCTCTTATACCCTTTGGTATGCCTACCCTATATCGCCGTCGCCATAGGCTCGTTGTATTTCCTGCTCGATTGGACGCTACCGGAGCCGCTTAGTATCCCGGTCTTTGCGGGGCCATGGGCGGCGTGGGGTGAGACGCAGCGGCGGGGTTGTCGGACCCTCTCGCCTTCGGGCAGCTTACGTTCACGGCTGGCGAACGGAAAGGGCTTTTTCTGGTATGGACATGAGTTCCTCCGGTCAGCTGGTTTTCGGCGGGGGCAACTGCAACGGCCCGTCCGCAGTGGTGATCGCTTCACCCACCCGCCGACCGTCCGGCAAATGGATGTGCGGCAGGAACGCAGCGTCTGTATCGAGGAAGCCCGCTGCCATCATCGCGGCTTGGGCTTTGATCCAGTCGGCGAGGATCGCCCACGCGGCGCGCTCGGCCTGCTGCCGGGCCTTCTCTCGGTGCTGCTTGGCAGACGAGCGCATCCGCGTCGTGTGAGGGTTCTCTCGCAGCCAAGCGGCCTCGTATGCACCGACCTTCACCGGAATTGTGATCTCACGACCGTGCAGCCGGAACTGCGCGATGATTTGGTCCGCGTCGTCGTCGACCATGAAGCCAACCGCAGACGCGCCAACGCTGCGCAGGGTGTCGCGGATCTCTTTCTCGCGCGCCTGGCCAGCGGTCGAAGATGCGTAGGGCAGGGTCATGATGTTCTCCTGAAGTTGCCCGGTCCCACTTTCACCGGATCTCGAAGTCTTGGGTTGATGGTTCTGGCACCGGGAACCATTCGGCGTACCAGCGATGGGCTTCCTCGCTTCGTTTCTGGATCTGAGTGAAAAGGGCACTGTCTATGCCGAGCGAAAGGTTCTTTCGCGGCTTGATCAAGAAATGACCCGCTTCGGCGAAGGCGACCTCGAAGGTCTGTCCCATCGTATCGCGAAAGCGCGCCGCCAGTGTAACTCGACCTTTCCCGTCGACCGTTGAACGGTCAGCCCAATCCGGCACCGGTGCAGGGAATTGATTGGCGTGCATCGTGTTGTGGATCGGCCGTTCGTTGGCTATCGCCTTGCGCTCGGCGCGTTCGGCAGCGGACCGAGAGGCGAAGTTCTCGACGGTGATCGATGCCACTTCCGGCCACCAGTCCGATCCGTTCCTGTGCTGTTTCGACCGGTCGACCGCACTCAAGGAAATGCCGACATAGAGTAGGTCACCGTCCTTGTCGAAATGCCGGTAGAGCTGATTCAGAGAAGCCATTTCTTGACCCTTTTTCCGTTTACATCTTCCCGGTAACCCATTGATTGTTCGTGGTGAACAAACCGGGTCCGTTTACACAAAAAGCCAATTGAAACAGGTGAAATCTGCGGACTGTAACTCCGCCGGGGAGACCCATGCCTGGTTCGATTCCAGGGTCGCCCACCACCATCCTTTCAATGACTTAGCTGGTGTTCCCTTTTCGGTCCTTTGGGACGGTTTACACCGCCGTTTACACCTGTGTTCCTCATTTGGCCCGTGTCAGCATCTCTAGCACGGCATCCGACTCGTCCGGCGATACCGCCGCGTACTTCTCGATCACCTTCGACGCATGATCCAAAGACCAGCCCATGTGCGAGGCAATCTGGCTCAATGTAAGACCCGCGCGCAAAAGGCGCGTCGCGGCGGTCCCGCGCGCATCGTAGAGCCGTAGATCATCGGATAGGTGTGCCTTTCGCCGCCATTCCATCACTGATTTCGATGCACGTTCCTCAGTCAAAGGTCGGCCCTTGGAGTTGACCAAAATCAGAAGGCGATCGCGCGGCGTTCCGTCGATCAGCGCGGCGAGGCCTGGCGTAACCGGGATCGCGGCGATCCGGCCCCTTTTGTTCGTCCGTACGGTAAGGCGACGCCCGGCCTTCGTGGTCTCGATCTGGCTTCGGTTCAGCCCAATCAAGTCACCGGGCCGAAGTCCTGTTTCGACGGCCGCTGCCAAGATGCGGCGAACCCACAGGGGCGCGATGCGGTTGAAAGCCTCGATGTCAGCGGGCGTCCATAGAATATCGGCTCGATCGCTGTGGTAGACCTTGCGTAGCCGGTCGCAATGATGCTCGCGGATCTTCCCCGCGTCGCGTGCCCAGTTCAGGATCACCGTGACGACAGTTCCAGCGTAGTCATATTGCTTTGGTGAGTGCGCCCATCCGTCGCGCCAGGCGTTCACCTCACCGCGCGATCGCGGATCTTCGAAAATGCGGGCAGGGTCTTCGGTGAATTCTTTGGCGAACCGCAGAGCCCAGCGGCGGTAGTCGCTCTGAGTCCTCGGTTTTTTCGTGCGAAAGTCCGCGCTTGACAGAAAATCGTCGACCAGATGCGGCGTCATGTAATCGGTGCCCTTCGGTGTCTGCGCGACCTCGGCCAACGCCGCGAGGTACTCGGGCGAATTCTCCCGAATATGGCTGGCGCTATCCCAGAACTTCGGGCCGCCGCGCCAAGCGTAGTGGTGGCGACGGTATTTTCCGCTCGCCAGCTTTCGGCGCACCCGATGAATGCCGGTCAGGTTAACCCTCGCCACGCCGCGCCCTCCGCTGTCCGATCAGATCATCGGTTGATGATGTGCGATCGGTTGGCGTGCTGGCAAGGCCCTGAGCTTCATCGAGGCGACGCCGCACGAGCTTAGGGTCATAGAACCCGCGCCGACCCGGCACCGGTTTGATACGCATGGCAGCGCACCACGACCGAAACGCGTTCGTCGGGCCTTCATAACCGACCTGCCGGGCCAGTTCTTCAGTTGATATGAGCGTCAGATCGTTCATGTCTGTGCCCCGTTTCTGGGTCAATTCCTCGATTGACCCGGTTGTGGTTAAAGGTGTGCCGTTCTCACGTTTCCCATGTTCCGAAGGCCAACTCGGCGATCGGCTGAAAATCTTGTGCTGCGTCCAACATCGCGGCGGGATCGCCTTCGGTGGCAGCGATGCGCAGGGCATCCCATTTCTTGCGGGCCTTCTGGACCGTCATGCGGCCGCCGGGGATCCGGGGGCGGGGCGGCTGGACTTCAACCAGACGCGCGATCAACGCAGCCATAACCGTGGCGTCGAGGCTGACACCGCCGGGCGCGCAGAAATCCATGTGCCGGATCCGGTCGCGCAGCACCTCCCAAGATACATCGCCGAGCGCGGCGTCGATCCGCTCGTCGGGGATCTCGGCGAGTATTGCGCGCGGGTTTCGGGGCAAGACCCCCTCCTGCGTCTCTGGCGGTATTGTTCCGTGCATGTCCCAGTTCATCCCGCCACCGCCTTCAACACGCCCCAGATGATCCCCGCCCACATCGCGATACCAACCAGCGCCCAAACCAGGTGCAGGCCAACGGGCCCGCGTCCTCTTTCGTCCACGTACCTCATGCGCGTATCACCATTAGATGCTTAGTCGGGTGCTCGAGGAAATCGGCGAACTGGTCCTGCGTCACGTCGCCGTGCAGCGTGCCGCTGGGCGAAACGACCTGAGCAAACGCCTCGACCGGGTACCGGGCCAGCCGATCGATAACGGCAACCGGGTCATGGCGGAACGTGCGCTTTCCGTCGACGGTGTCACGCTCCGGGCGGTCGCCGTGGAACAGGTGAGGCACCCACTTGCCGAGCGGGGATCGGATTTCGACGAACCAGATCATTCGGCACCTCTCAAGACTTCACGGTCATGTTCTGCCTGACGGGTAAAGCGATCGCCCCCGGCGAAGTAGTCCCGTGCGGTCGAGGCGATGGCCCAACACGCCCACCGGAACCGGAAGGACGGCTCTTTGAACGGGCCGAACTCGTAGAAAGTGTTGAACGGGTGAACCACATAGTCCGGGTGATGATCGTCCCGATACGCCCAGCCCATGACCGCCTCTAGGGCGCTGCGCTGATCGTCAGGGCAGTAGTCGAGAACGTCATTGCGGAACTCGCGCCAGTGCTCCATCCGTGTGCCTTCTGGAAACTCGTGCTCGCGAAACTCCCGCACCGCCGCCGACCGCCACGCACGCTCGTCAAAGTCCGTGGTGCCGCCGTGCTTGTAGACCGCCTCGCACTTCTCGGCCCAGTAGCCGTAGTCGATGGACGGAACGTCACCTGTCCAGTCGATTTGGTGCCACGCCAGCATGTCGCGGACCCGCGAGAAGGTGAACGCGCCCATGTCACCGGTGAACACTAGGTATCCGGGCATCGTGGTGATGTTGAAGTGCATGTTCGAGGTGCTGGGTTTCGCGACCTTGATATGACGGAACACGTCACCGTCGTCGTGCAGCACTGTCATCCGGTGATCTCGTGTGTCGCGACGAAAACGGGCGAGGTCGTCGCGCTGTTGCTCTCGGTATTTTTTCATTCCGGCACCTCGTTCCATTCCCGGCCATCAAGTAGGCGCCCGGCGCGGGCCTTGCCGACTTTCTGAAAAGCGCAATGGTCGGTGAAGCCAGGTTCGTAATGGCTCAACCCATCATCCCAATCTGGCGCGTCGTCCATGTTCGCAGGAAACAGGACGTTTCCATCCTCGCAGGTTCCATTCTGCGCGTTCCACGTAGGGGCTGACGCCGGTTGCCACGGCATCCACGCCCCCCACTGCTTGAAGAAATACGCCACGCCCGCCGCTTGACACTGGTCGCGCAGGGACCGCGCCCAATCCGGGTGCATGGGCCGGGCGTTCCGGCCGCTTTCGCCGCCGACCACGACCCACGCAATGTCAGGTTCTTCACCAAGCATGTGACGACGGTAAAGTCCACAGTCGCAGTCGGCGTCTCGCGGGCAACCCTCACAAGGCTCGGCTCGCCCCCACAGGTGCGGCGTCAGATCCACCGGCCCAAGCAGCGGCTCGGCGCTGATCCAGCGGACGGCAGCCGGGGTGGCGAGAAGGTCGGGAATGCGCTCGTCGGCGCGGGTCTGGTCCTCGACCGAGACGCCGAGCCAGACGTTCGGGAGGGGTATTTCAATTCGATCCGGGTCATGACCGAGTTTCTTACAGGCTCGCATAACTCGAAAAATTGGGCCAAGGCCCTGACTCAGATACTCCCGCATCCGGTCCGCGCGCTTCGTCAGCACCTGAAACCGATGGTGCGGGGCCAACGCCATGACGGCGAACACCCGGTCAATCCACGCGTCGGGCACCGATGGGTGAAACAGGTCGCCATGCGCGCAGACGAAGATGTTGCGCGGCTTGCGCCAGCGGAGCGGCTGATCGAGCCATTGCTCGTTGAACCGGACCTCGCCGTTCCAGACCGGCCCGGCGCGGCTCATGTCCGTCAGCCCTACGCGGCTTTCGTGGTTCTTGAGGCGCGTTCCGGCCAGCCCCATCGCGTAGCAGTTGGTGCAGCCGGGCGAGACGACCGTGCAGCCCGTGATCGGGTTCCATGTTGCGCCCGGGGTTCCATCTTCACTGCGAGTCCACTCAATCTTTGTTTGATCAGCCATCAAATGCTCCATGATGTGAGAGGTGTTCGATAGCGCGCACGTTCATTGTTCTGTCGGTAGCATCGAGCCACTCATCGAGATCCCTATCGCGCTTTGAGCTGTTGCATCGGACACATGCAGGTAGAATGTTGGCGGGCTCAGTCTTGCCGCCTTTCGAGACTGGAATAACGTGGTCCCATGTTTCCGCTGGCTCGTCGCAGTAGGCGCATCCACCGTCGAAGAGCTCCAACATCAGTTCTCTGGCGTATTCAGGGACCGGTTCCACGCCGCGCTTGCGACGGGTGGAGTGGGCGCGGCGGCTTTCCCGATACTTCTGGTCCGTGGCATACCGTTCGCGATCAGATTGCCGCTGGTGTTCGCGACAGACGCCCTGCTTTGTGACCTCCGCGCTCGGGAGCCAAGTCAAACACTGGCTACACCACGCCTCTCCGCGAGCGCGCGCCTCCCTGCGGTCGCGCGCGTTCGGTAGCTCTATCGGTGTCGTGCGTTCACATGAGATGCATACATAGCCGTGGCCGTCTGGGCGCGATCGGTCAATCTTGAATGCTTCAATAGCCTTCACCTCGCGACACGCACTGCAGCGTTTCGGGAGCGGTCCACCGAATAGAGTCCAGTTATCAGTCACGTCGCGTCCGTCCATTCGATCTTGGTTCCGTCGCTCATACCTTCACCTCGAAATCGTCGTGGGGCCGTGCGGCTTCGCCGCTGGCGATCTTGTGCAGATCCTCGACCCGCCACCGCTTGTGACCTGCCAAAGTGACTGGCGGCGGCAACGCGCCCTGATCAACCAGGCGTCGGAATTCCGATGCCGGCATGTCGAGCATCGCGGCGGCTGTCGTCTCCCGGGCAAAGATCTGTTCGTGTTTCATTGGGCAGCCTCTCGGATCCTGCGTTCGAATTCGGGCCAGTAGGTTCGCCGGGCCTCGGCGGCGGTTCGTCTGGTGATCTCTGCGGCGGTCAGGGGCAGGTAGCCCTTGCCGCCGCACCGGTTGCATTCGACGGCGGGCCGATTGAACGCGTGGGTGTCGATGTTCTCGCGCCGCAGCTCGCAGGCCGGGCAGGGGTCGTGGTTTCCGTGCAAGGTTTCATCCGGCATCGGCCCTTTCCTCGGTGATCTGATCGACATTTTTGCGGATCACCTCAAAGGTGAAGGCAGCCACCCAAGGGTTCGCGTCCCAGCCGTAACCGCGCGGGGCATTGAGGCTGTCCCACAGGGTCATGAAACTATCGCGAGCGGTAACGCAGCACTGAACGGACGGCGCTTGGTAATCGACCCACCCATCGGTGTCGCGCTCGATCCCCTCTGCAACCGCGTCCCCCTCGCTGATCTCCTGCACCCGCTGGACGCGCACATCGGTGACGCGCAGGGTCAGGCGCGAGGCCCACCGGGGCATGTGGATCGAGGGGCGCCACGATCCCTCAATGCCGCCGATGAGGTCAGCAGCCCAAGTCGCATAGAGGTATTTGTCGGCAAGTGTGTCGTGGCGGGCTTCGTCTACGCCCCAGACGTCGCCATCTGCGCGGTAGGCGACGCTTTCGATACCGTGATCGTTCACATCGCACCACGCCTCGCGCACCCACAAGACATCACCTCGGCGGAACTTTGGGGTTTCGAACGCCTCGGCCGTAGGTTTCAACACCCGCCTCGTCTGCGTCTTGCGCCCGTCGAGCAGGGCGCGGACCATCGGGCCGGAAAAGAGGATCGGACGGGTGGTCATTCGACCCCCTCGCGCAGCCGATCAAACGACGCCTGCGCGCGCGGGATCGGCGTGCAGACAAAGGGCGCGCTGCCGTGGGCGTGCACGTTTTCATCGTAGAACTTGAAGACCTCAGACCTCGCGCCGAACTGGATGCAGGTGTCGCGTTCTATGAACTCGGCAACTTTGGCCGCGCTGCCGTCCCAGTTTAGCGCGACCAGCAACGCCCAGATGATCGGGGTTTCTCCTAGCATCAGGCACCCCCATTCGAAGCGGACTTGAACGCCTCGATCTCGTCCATCAGCTTGGCATGAACGTCTGGCGCGTCGCCCTTCATCCGGTCGATTTCCTGCTGATAGAACCCGGTGATCTGGTCGGCGTCGCCAGCGTCGGTAAGGTCGGCAAGGATCATCGCCGACATTTTCTCGGCGCGTGCAACCTTCTCAGGGTCAAGCCCATCCTCGGACGTTGCCGCCGGTTTTTCCTTCTCAGGCTCCGCCTTTGTCTCGGGTTCGGGATCCTTGGCCCTTGCCTTCTCGGCGGGTTTTTCGTGGACGACGCCGTCTTCATCGACGGTCTCGTCGCCCTCGACCATTTCCGCGTCTTCGGGATCTTGGCTTTCATCCTCGACCGGCGGCGCGGGCTCGAACTCCTGCGGGGTCACGTCCCGCATTTCCCCGCCGGTCTCGACCTCGATCTGTGCCGGAACGCCGATCATCACTTCCGGGCAGTAAAGCCGGATCATGGCGGCGGCAGAGCGGTAGCGCAGCATGAGCGCGGGCATCGACCGGTACTTCGCGTTCTTGGTCCAACCCTCGGCCTTCGCCATTTCCATGTCGCAGCTGTAGG